CAAAGCTCCGCGGCAAGCGAATGAAAGATATGACCAGAGGGGAACGTATCTCAGCGGTAAAGCAAGGCATATTTCCTCCAGTTCGCTCAGAGCGAGAGCGACAACTTCGCTCGCGCTACGGGTTGACGCTAGAGGCGTATGCAGATCTTCTACTCCAACACAACGGTGCCTGTTGGGCGTGCGACGAAACTGTTAGCTACGATCTTTACGTCGATCACGATCACGCAACAAACGAGGTGCGTGGCTTGCTCTGTGCGCGCTGTAATACGTTAGTTGGAAAAGTTGAGGACATGCGTTTACAGCAGGTAAACCAGTACCTTGAGAGGCATTGCCTAGCACTGCTCGCCTTCGTAAAGCGCAGCATTGGAACGGATGACCGCCCATGACTGAACACAAGCAAGTGACTATTCATACCGTCAAGCTGACGCGGAACAAACGACAAGGAGTGGCGTACGGGCAGGACGAGCTTGGAGCGGCGGTACGTATCTGGCTGCTGACGCCGCGAGCCGTAGCGGTCGGGATGGAACAGCTCGAAGGGCTTGGCCGCAGCTTAGGTAGCTACGCTAAGAAGGTGCGGCCTCGTGCCGCGAGCTTTCCTCATACCAGAGAGTGGGAGCTAGCATGAAGGATGGGCTGCTGGTGATGATGATTTGTTCTTTCGTCGGAATAGCTGCGCTCGAAGCGGTAGAAGGAAACTGGAAGATCGCGATCGGTAGCCTGCTCCTGGCCGGCGCGAACGGAGTTCTGCTTTCATGAGGCTCACAGCAGATGAGACAACCGAGCTAAAGAAACAGAAACCATGCAAAGCATGGAGAGCCGTGGAGCCGCCCTACGCTGAGCCAGGAAAGAGCTACCGATCAGGAGGTCAGGAGTACACGGTGGTCTCTGTAGAGCTATTGAGCGACGGAGACATCCTACGGCGGTTTGGAAAAGCTGAATACGCGACCCTAAACGAGAGGTTCGGAGAAGGCCAACTCTGGCTGGTAGTGATCGTAGCCGGAGACCGAACCGACAAACCACGTCACATACATTGGTCCGGTCGAGGCGGAAATGAACGCGGCTACGGAGACCTATTCCTCGGGCATAAGAAGACGATGTCGGACATGGAGGCGGTAGCAGACGTTGATCTCAACCAGTTCGCAGCGCAAGCACAAGCAGCAAGCGAAGAGAAACGCTTCCGGCGCAAGCTCCCGAAGCGGATACGGCACCCAAAAGCAGACAAGCAAGAAAGAGAAACCCATTCAGATCCGACGTACGGCGTCGGATGGCCAGACTGATGTGCATGTGTGCTATGCTGCGACAGCCGCCCGAGACGACTGCCCTCAATAGAGGTGCTGCGCGAGTGCGAAGTCCTCGACGTACACCTAAACCCAGGAGATTCACAAGACATGGCTAAAGCTGGGCCAGGTAAGACACTGTGTGGGGGCGCCAAGAACACCAAAAAACCCAACGGGTGCGGAAACCGTGCAGGCATGGGAACTCATCATGTTGGGGTTGGTCGCTGTTCGCTGCATGGAGGCAGGACCCTCACCCATGAAGTCTCCGGGCAACGAGAGCTCGCACAGAGACTGGCAGACCGGCTAGCGATCCCTGTTCGTATCCACCCCTATGAGGCGCTCACGGATGCGCTAGCGATCGAGTGGGGATTCGTCGAGCACTTCAGACAGCAGGTCGTCGCTCTCGACCCGAGCATGGAATACGTACGCCCGACTAGCAGGCTACGCAGGCCGCTGAATGAAGGCAAGGAAGGCGAGGATCCAGCGGTTGTGGTTGAAGAGATCACCGAAGCGCCGGCTGATGTGAACATCGCGATACGGCAGCTCGGTGTGTGGCTCGACCGGAGCACAAAGCTCAGTAAGGATATTGCGTCACTAGGGCTCGACGACCGCAAACTGAAACTTGACGAAGAACGTGGCCACGAGATAGGGGATGCGGTGCTAGCGATACTTGCTGGGCTCGACATCAAGATGGATGCTAAAGTGCTTGCTCTTGTGCACCGTGAGCTAACCGCAATCGACGCGACGTGTGTTGAGGAGGACACATGAGGCTTCGCGCGGCGCCGTTAGCTCGTGAGTGTGAGCGCCTGGTAGCGAACGGCACATACACTTGGTCTGATATCGCCTACAACTGCGGTATGACTGTTTCGTCGAAACAAGCTGATACGGCTCGGTTGCTTCGAGTGCTTGGTCTCAAGCCGGGGAGCGCGCCCGGCGCCCGCGTGAATCCCACCAAGCAACTAAGCGAAGCCACAGTCCACCTAATACTTCGGGCCATCAGCAAGGATCCGGTTGATGTCGGCTACTAAGGAGTACACGATGAAGATTGATTTGGGGAGAGGTAGCCTGCTAGGCGTTGCTTTCATTGTTTTGCGGCTCGTCGGCGTGATTCACTGGTCGTGGGTCTGGGTGCTGGCACCGTTCTGGATACCGTTTGTGATCGGGCTTGCTGTCGTTTTTCTTGTTGGCTTGTTCTCCTGGTGGACTGAGTGGTGAGGCGCACAGGCGGCCGGGTTCGCGGTTTCGTAGGTCTTTGGTTGCTCGCAATCACCGGCCTCTTCGACTGGTGGATGATTGAAGGGGCTAGCCTGCCGTGGGTAACGCCGCTAGGAGCCGCGGGACTCTACCTGCTGACCGTCACCTGCACCGTCGTCAGTTTAGCTTTTGTCGGTTGGCTCTGGCGCTATGACGGATTGTGCTAGAGTGTGTGGGTGCTAGACATACTCACAGCCGCGTTCATAGCCGTTGCTGCACTGTTTCACCCACATCTGACTCACCCAAACCAGGAGCATTTCACAGTCGATTCGACCTGTTACGCCGAAGGTGGTCTGACCGCAAGTGGAACGCAAGCACACCTCGGAGAGGTAGCGGTGATGCCAGGCTTCCTACCGCTAGGCTCACGGATCAAGCTGGACAATCCCGCGTTCGGCCGGCGAGTGTTCCGCGTCGAGGATCATATCGGGAGCGGCTCAGAACTCGACGTGTTCTACCCAAGTGAGGTTCGGTGCGAAGCATATGGCCGGCAACGTCGCGGGTTTGTGCTCTTGACACGGTAGAGGCGAGTAGGTAGTCTTGTATGCGGGTGACGGTTCAGAGGCCGTCACCCAACAAACTTTGAGAGAGGCCATGAAATGATCGGTCAAGAGCGCGAGATGCGATGAGCTGGTGGGTCTGGATACTGGTCGGCATCGGCTGCATCGGTTGGATACAGGTCAGCCCGTTAGCAGTTCGTAGACCTTGGCGGCGAGCGCCATACCCGACGCTGGACGAGATCCGGGCCGCTGCCCGCGAGGGTACTGCGCAGGAGCACGGGTGTTGAACAAGACTGCGACCCTCACTAACCGCCTAATACGGCCCGGCGTACAGGTACTCAAGCTCGACAAAACCAAGGCTGAGGTGAAGTTTCCTTGGACACCGAGGCGACGCGCAAAGCGCGCAGACCAGATGACCACCTACACGCACTTGCAACAGGTCGGCCGGGTGAGTATGATCCAGATAGGCGAGGACGAGTTCCGTACACCGAGCAGGCAGGAGCGCCGCTCAGCACGAATGGGTCTTCGTCGCAACCAGCACCCTATGGCTCGCATAGCTCAATCACGGAGGCCGCGTTAGATGCCCTACGTTGACCCACACACCCGCGATCGACTAAGCGACCCAGACTTGCCGGCTCGCTCGCGCCGCGCACTGAACGCCGGCGAGCTGACATACCAGCTACAACAAAACCTGCTCGCATTCATAAAGGGCCACGAGCTGAAGTATCAGACGCTGGCTGAATGCCTCGGGGCGCTGGAGGGCGCCAAGCTCGACCTGATCGAGCGCGTCGTCAAACCTTACGAGGAACGGAAGCGCTTGGAGAACAGCGACGTATGGCCGGATAGCCTGACGAGAAGTGTCGGGGGTAGCGAATGGGTAATCTAGATTGCGCACTGGTGCTCATTGTAGGAACCAAGCAAATCAAGCTAGACTTGACCTGTGTGCCTGGCGCCGAGTACGCCGCAGCCAACGCTCTGATGGAAGCTATGCGCGATAAGCTCAAGAAAGCGCGCCATGAGGAACTCACCAACGTCGAGTTCATCGGGCCGGTGAGCACGTGACCGGCTTCTCCAGCATGATCCCTGAGGCCACCGACCAGCATCCTTGGTACGTAATGGAATGGAGGTACAGTATGACCATAACAATGTACGACAGCGTTGATGTTTCGCAGATACCCGTGACTGCTGAAGCCGTTGCTGGGTACACAACGGGGTTATATCCGACCTTCCCTGTCCTCGCCCAACGCTTCCCGCACGCGCACCTGCTTTCGATCGCAGTGGACTCGGGTGAGGATGCTGACTGTCTCGACGTGGAGACCGGAGACGGGACACCGGCTGACGCTCCTGCTTGGTATCGGCGCCAGATCAAGCTTGGTAAAAAGCTGCCGTGCTTCTACGCGAACTCTTCAACGATGCCGTCTGTTGTAGCGGCTCTGACAAAGAGTGGTATCCCGCGCAGCCAGTACCGAGTCTGGACAGCGCACTACACAGGAGTACCGCACATCGAGCCAGGCTCCGACGCAACCCAATGGTATGACAAAGCGCTCGGCCGGAACCTCGACATCAGCTGGTGCAAGGACACGTTCTTTGCGAGCGCATCAGACACTTGGCAGCCAGGAGACGAGGTGAACTGGTGCCGTGAGTGGGACAAAATCATCGCACGCAAGACGCTCGCCGCACATCTACGTCGGCTGTATCTACGAAGCAGGATGCTGCTAAGGCGGCGTGCAATCACTAAAGCAGCCCACCGCACAGGCTGGAGCATCGCGAACCGTCTGTATCGGTATAACCAGTTGAGGAATCGGACGCACTAATGGATGATGAGCCGGAGGAGCTAGAGCCGAGCGCGTACGCACTCTCGCTTGCTCTTCTTGCAAAGGGCATCCAGCCGTACTGTGTAGTGGTTGATGACGAGCTGCATGTACTCGCCTGCATGCCCGATAGCGAGGCGAGTCTCGCGCAGATGATAAACACAGACGGCAGCATCCGCGACGGCTACATGGTCGGCGTTATGAAAGTCCTCTGCGACGCGATAGAGGAAGAGGCACTCACATGATGAGACATCCGTTCACAACATGTTTAGGGGTAGGGTTGGCCGTCACGAACATCGTGTATCGCGCTCTACTACGACAGCCGCTACGTGAGCGGCTACGATGACCGCCGCACACGAACAAGAAGTCACGATTCGTCTGCTCGTACGCTGGCCGGCGCATGAACCCCGCGAGCAAGATCCCAACTACAAGCTTTTTCACCAGGCGAAAGCCCGCATGAAGAGGGCTGGCCTGCTGAAGTGCAACGTCGAGTCCGACTATCATTCAGATGGTCCTATTGAGTTGCATCACTCCAAGGTCGAGTTCGCGCACGTCAACGACATATCGCTCGACAAGTTCAACCACGCTTATGGGCTGCATCTTAGCGACGAGGATTTCAAGAAGTACGTTGAGGAAGAGGGCAACCTAGAGCCGCTCTGCACGTTGCATCACCGAGGGCAAGAGGGGATTCACAGTCTGGACGGCCCGACTTGGAACGTGCTGCGTACGGCTACAGACCCGAAACATGTAGTTGAAGCGTTAGCAAACAACGAGATCCCTGTCGTGAAGCCTCACTTGCAAGCGGTCTCAAACGCGGGGGCTGTCGCCTAATGCAGCCGGGAGACCTGCTGTTGATTCGAACTAATCACTTCGCCTCGAAACTCATTCAGTGGGGGCAGCGAGGCTATGGGAAAGAGGCAGCACGCTGGAATCACGTAGCGGTGTGTGTTGGTGAAGAACAGATCGTCGAGGCACTAACACAAGGTGTTGTGCTTTCTAAAGTTGACAAGTACCCTTACCTAGATACACAACCGATCAAAGCGCATCCACGAGGACTCGTCTTAGGAGAATATGGTGGCGCAATGAGAGGTAACGCCTCCCAGTTTGCTCGATCCTGCGTGGGTCAGTCTTACGGCTGGTGGACGATCGCAGCGATCGCCGTCAAAGCACTCACCAAGGGGCGTATTGACTTTGGTGTGCAAGGCACGTCGATCTGCTCGGGGCTCGCAGCCAGGTCGCTTGAGCGTCTTGGATATAATTTCAATCCGTGGGATCCAGCTGAGCTAACGCCGGCCTACCTAGCGGAGAACGTGTGAGAAAGTGGCGAGCCTATTGATTGGATCGTGTTCGGCGTGTGGCTGGTCTGGGATATGGCTGCGAAAGCCTGCGGGCGACCACGCCCACGCCTACTGCAAACGCTGCCCAAGCAGACCGCTACTAGAGTGGAAGGCCGAAGAGCTATGCGTACAGGAAGATGCTACAGATGCTCAACATGCGGAACCTGCTGGCCTTACCAACCCGCCTACTCCAAGTGCACCAAATGTGAAAGCAAGTGTTGGAGCAAGCCGATAGAATCGGACGATGACGTGCCGACGCGCGAGGAAGCATCGAAGCTAAAAGCACACATCGACTTCGAAGCGTTCTGCGAGAAGCGAGACGACCGCATCGCTAAGGAAGAGATCGACCGGCTCGCCTCAGAGCTACCGCTTTTCTCTGACGCTTTCGTCTGATGGGCAGAGGGCGGTTCGCGGCCGAACACGTCGCCGCGTCAATAACAGAGACGGACGTTACCCCTGGTGATCTAGCCCGGAGATGCGACTCGCAAATCGTGCAGACAGCAGCCCTAGACATCATAGATGCCGAGCTGGTAATGATACGAGACCAGCTAACGGTCATGTTCGCTCGCCGCCAGCAGTTCGCGCAAGCGATGAAGTCCGGGCTGTCCGAGGAAGGCGCCGTCCTCGCCGCGCAAGATATGGTGCCCGATAAAGGCAATGCGCGGCTGACGATCTCGATGCCTCCACAGGAGGGGAAGACATCACGAATAGGGCGCTACGGGATACTGTGGCTTCTCAGGCAGTTTCCCGGCTTGCACGTCGGGCTTGTGTCTTACGACAGTACCCGCGCTAACGAGATCAGCTACCTGTTACGCGCAGACATCGAAGCCTTCGACGGCACAGACGGAAACCTTGATTTGGGGTTGCGCCTAGCAAAAGACTCGAAGGCGGTCGGACGCTGGCGGCTCGCGCAGCCCCACGCCGGCGACGTGTACGCGATCGGGATAGGCGGAGGGCTCACTGGCCGGCACGTAGACATGCTGCTGATAGATGATCCGGTAAAGGACATCAGGGCCGCAGACTCACTGCTGCAAAGCCAGCAGGCGTGGGACTGGTGGCAGACAGTCGCAAGCGCGCGTCTCGCACCGTGGGCACCAGTGATTGTTGTTGCTACCCGTTGGCACGAGCTGGACCTGATCGGACGGCTGCTACTCAACCAGCAAGAAAGCGAACAGGCAGGCGAGCCGCATATAGACAAGTGGCGTGTCGTCAGCATCCCAGCGCAAGCGGAGGACGAGGACGACATCCTCGGCCGGCAACCCGGCGAGTTCATGGCATCCGCGAGAGGGCGCACCCAAGAGCAGTGGCTGACAAAGAAGGCAGAACTAGCCCCACGGTTCTGGACAGCCCTATACCAGGGGCGCCCGGCACCAGACGTAGGTGAGGTGTGGTTGAAGCATTGGTGGCGCCGGTACGACGAGCCGAAGTGGCAGCAGCAGGCAGACGGATCGTTTCGTTTGCCTGGGGTCGATAAGGCACTGCTCTCAGTGGATTGCGCATTCAAGGACAAGTCCACATCGGACTATGTGACGATCGGCGTGTGGGGCAAATGGAGTGTTGAGACATACCTGATCTATCAAGTATGGGCGCGTCTTTCGTTTACGGATACGTGCTCGGCGCTGGTTCGCGTCGCAAACCTGTTCCCGGACTGCTACTCAAAGCTGGTAGAGGACAAGGCCAACGGGACCGCGGTGATCGACTCGCTGAAGAAGACGGTGACAGGGCTGCTCCCTATCGTGCCGGTACAACACAAGCGAGCGAGAGCGGAGGCGGTGTCCCCGTTTATTCGCGCCGGCAACGTGTACCTGCCGTCAGCTCAACTTGCGTCAATGCAACCGGAGATCAGCTGGGACGTGGAGGCGCTGATTACCGAGGCGACTAGCTTTCCGAACGGGGCGCACGATGACCAGGTCGACCAAGTGTCGCAGGCGTTGGCGGAGTTCTACCTAGTGGGCGGTGCGGGTGAGGCGTACTTGAAGGCTATCCAGGCTGAGGTCGAGTATGGTAGCGCGGGAGATATTCCGACCGGGCATTTCAGCGGCAAGGTCGAGTATGAGGAGGTCGAGTCTGAGCCGTGTGGGCATGACGCATGGCAACCGAGCCCCGAGCATCCGGGCTACGATGAATGTGCTGTTGATGGCTGCGACGAGTTTCAGAAACGGATGATCACATGAAGCTCTTTCCAAAGCTCCGCGAGTCGAAGGAGGAGCACGCAATCCGACTCGACGGTGAAGCACAGCTTCGACAGCTACCAAAGCTGACTGATGAGAACATTCGCAAATACGCTGAGCCCGGCAGTAGGTGCAAGAAGAGCCAGGCAGGAGGACGACACCGTTGGATGGAGCTAGGCGTCGAGTACCAATGCCAGTATTGTGGACGTTGGAATCCGGAATACCGGACCGTATAGAAACCTCAACCGGGCTGGGCCTAGAGCAAGCCTCGGCGGGAGATTTGAATGACCGATTTGATAGATTTGATGACAGCAACCCAACTGAAACGCTACTGTGCTGGAGCTATAGAGCTAACCGTCACAAAGGACGGCGCTATCCTTGCAACTGACGGCTTGCTAAACGGGCAAGGACGCTCAGCTAAGCTAGCGATCGAGGGGATGAAGTGAAGGTTCCCGTTATCAGCGCACGCCGAGACCTCAGCCGCAAAGCGATCGAGACAGCTGCGATCGAGAAGACCATGCACGCGGTCGGACAGTCGCTAGTCGAGACCGGCACGCTAGACGCAACCGATGTCGAGAAGAGCTTTGGCTCCAGCGCGGCAGCGCTCTCGTCAGCCGGACACGCGCCCGGTAGCGCTATCACACAAACCAGCACCGGCTGGTCGCCGTCGAGCGCGCTCAGCGCGAAGCTAAAGGCGAGGCTAGAACAGAACCTCGCCAGCGGGTTTAGCGAGTCTCAGCCGAAGCTAGAGGAAGCGCTCGCCGTACAAGGACTCACATGGGGACCACCGTTCCCGCCAGGCCGGCCACTCGACCCATTCTTTGGCGTTCGCAGACCACCACGCACATTCGACTACCCAGTTGGCGCGAACGTCCAACTTACACCGCGCTCAAACCGCGTTAGCTTCCCGACCATCAAGGCGGTCTATGACGCCTACGATGTGGCGCAGATATGCGTGCGGCACTTGATAAACGATGTGCGCTCCCTCGACTACAACTGGGAGCCGATCCCCGGCATCAAGGCTGATGTAGCAGACGAGATCGAGCAGGCAATCGCGTTCTTCTCCTCGCCAGACAAGCGCCAGCCGTTCCGAACATGGCTTGCCGAGTGGTTGCAGGACGTGCTGCGGTACGATGCCGGCGCGCTATATATCCGCCGTAACGAAGCCGACGAGCCGATCGCGCTTGAGGTCATCAGCGGTAGCACGATCATTCCGCTCATCGACTACTACGGGCGCCGCCCCGAAGACGAGGATGATGAGAACGCTAGCCCTGAAGGATTGTTCGGCGGGGAGATAACCCCGGCGTATGTGCAAATCATTGAGGGGCTGCCATGGGACTGGTTGGCCGCGGACGATCTGATGTATCTGCCGTGGAACCCGCTCCCGGAATCGCAGTATGGCCTGTCCCCGATCGAGGCCGTGCTGCTCAGCGCCAACACCGACATCCGCTTTCAATGGCACTTTCTGAACTTCTTTACGGAAGGCACCATGCCGGCCGGCTTCATGGAGTCGCCGCCGGACATGTCCGACCCGGCACAGATCGCATCCATGCAGGATGCGTGGGACGCGCTGATGCAGGGCGACCAGACGAAGCTCCGGCAGATCCGCTGGGTGCCGTCCGGCGCGAAGTTTACCGAAGCGAAGCCTGCCGCGAACAAGTTTGATTCAGAGTTCCCGTTGTACTTGATGCGTCGTACCTGCGCTTCGTATGGCGTCACACCTAACGACCTTGGCTTTACGGAGAACGTGAACCGTGCGACAGGAGACACCCAGATCGACGTTCAGTTCCGCGTCGGCACATCCCCGCTACTGCGATACGTCGAGGATGTCATCAACCTGTTCGTCAAGCAGCACCTCAAGCTGCGTGTGCGGATACGTTTCGATGACGGCAAAGAGACTGAGGATCGGGTCGCTGCCGCACAAGCAGCAGGCATATACCTGGATCACGGAGTCATCGGGATAGACGAGGTGCGTACGGAGCTCGGCAAAGCGATCGACAAGAGCAAACCGTCGCCGCGTTACATAAACAACGCACGCAACGGTCCTATTCCACTATTGGCGTTGGAGTCGATGTCCGGCAAGATCGACGCGGATACGCTCGGGATCGCGGACTCGCAGGAACTCGTGACGACCCCGTACGCGCCGCTGCCGGGTGTGATCCCGCCGAACGGTTCGGAAGAGCAGAAGCAAGCCGCGCAGCACACCGAACAGGTAGCGCGGGATTTGCGGTCGGCTACAACCGGCAAACCGACCGAAGGCACCGATGAAGAACCCGAAGGCGCCGAAGAAGGAACCGAAGAATCCGCGGAAGAAACGCCGATCGAGAAGATGCTCAAGGATATCGACGCGCTGCTAATGAAGGCTGAGACCGCAGGAGTTACGGCGGCGACAGGCGTTCAGGGAGTAGACCTTGAAAGCGAAGAGGAAGAAGATGACGATGACGAGGAAGAGGCTGCTACGAAGGCTGCGGCGACTGCGCTGGCTCTTCGGCGCTGGCGCGAGAACAGCCGGAACCGGCTGAAGAAGGGTAGGGCGCCTCGTAAGTTCGTAGACCCAAGCCTGTCGCCCGAGGCTCATAACGAAATCTGGTCGAAGCTGGAGAAAGCGAAGACGCGCGTGCAGGTGGACGCCGCCTTCAAGGCTAGCCCAAAAGCTAAGCCGGCGCGGCCGGCGTTTCACCACAACGCTGACGCGATCGTTGAGCACTACAGCCCGGTGATTGCTGCTGCGCTAGGTAAGCTGTTTAGCGCGAGCGCAGTCAAAGCAGCGTACAATGCCGCCGCCAAATCGAGTACGAACGTGGCGAAGGCGGCGGAACCGGATCCGGTAGCTGCGGCCGCGATCAAATCGCTCGAAGCAGCGAGTGCGAGCCCGAAGGCGTTGGAAGCGACTCTGCGCGAACTGTACGGTGACGGCTTCCTGCAAGGCGCCCACGATGCAGCAGCTGCCGCGCACAGCTCGATCCTAGCCTCGCTAACGGACATTGCCGCTCAGCCGGACGCCGCGTACTGGGATGCGTGGACGCCTGGCTACGGTGAGGCTGCTGCGTTGACCGCGAACGGTGGCATGGCGGACTTGCTATCGAACGGTGGCATCACGATCCAGGGCATGACGGATACGAGCATTGAAAGGATCGGGAACGCGATCAGCGAAGGGCTGAGCAAAGGCGACTCATACGAAGCGACCGCGAAAGCACTCGAAGACGTGACGGGTAGCCGCGCGGAAGTCATCGCGAATACCGAGATGAATAGGGCGATGACGACTGCGAGCGTCGAAACGTACAAGGACGCAGGGGTTACGGAAGTAGAATGGCTCGCGGAGGCAGATGCGTGCCCGATCTGTGAAGAAAATGCAGACGCTTCGCCTTACCCTCTAGATGGCGGAGAAGAACCGCCTGCCCACCCGAGTTGCAGGTGCGCCTTGTCACCCGTCGTTAGCCTTGACGGGCCGGCTGAGGAAGCAGCTCCGGAAGAATGACAACCAGGAGGTAGTTATGTTCAATTACGGAACAAGCAAAGACCGCACCATAGGCCCGTTTAGGTTCAAGTATTCTCTTTGGGAAAGCGGTAAGCGCGAAGTAAGCGTTCGGCTCGCTCTGCCCAAGCGCTCAATGGTAGACGCTAACCCTCTAGGCGGAGATGAAGGTTGCCTAGTAGGAAGTCGGGGGGCAGCGTTTGTTCGTGCTTTGCAAGAGGAAGCTGCGCAGGGAGCTAGCCATGCCTGAGCCGATATTAGGGCCGCTCTCTAAGTCCGACTCGACGAGGCAGGAGCCGACCGTCGAGCATAAGTTGCGCGGGGAAGCTAAGCGTGAGCTAGAGAAGCAAGCCGAGATCGAAGATTGGCGCGAGGCTACTGTGGGACTGGACCCTGTACTGGTACAGGCAATAAAGCAGGATCAAGTGAATAGAGAAGCATTAGCAAAGCTAAAGGCGATGCGCAAGGCGAAAGCGGTACAGGACTAGAGCCTCATCGCGCCGTAAATCCTAGATAAACCTCGCCTCGCCCCGCCTAGCCCCGCCTTGCCTCGCCTCGCCCAACCTAGCCGAGCCATGCCTGCCATGCCCTACCCAGCCGCGCTTCGCCTTGCCGTGCTATGCCCCGCCTGCCGTACCTTGCCTCGCCAAGCCCAGCCCCGCCTAGCTGAGCCCAACCGAGCCTTGCCTGCCTTGCTTAGCCCTGCCAATGCCCCGCCTAGCCCTACCACACCATGCCTGCCAAGCCTCGCCTAGCCTCGCCGTGCTTTGCCCTACCACGCCTCGCCTGCCTTGCCGCGCCCTGCCGAGCCTGGCCACACCCCGCCGAGCCGCGCCTTACCTTGCCACGATGAATCCCTCTGCCCGATTTGACTCAGACAGAGGGCGCACATTACGCCGCCACCTCCATTTCCGCCAAGCACTCGACGTTCGCAGCTTCACAAAGCGCAAGCACACGTTCCGCCGCTTCACGCCCGCGCTTCACGCCTTCCTCTTGCCCTTTGAGCATATCGATTCGCGCATGGAGCGCCGCTCGGTTCATGTACCTCAACTCCCGTTCCTCCCCTGAGAGGGTTGGGTAACGCTTGTCGAGTAGCGGTCGTATTTGCTCTAGAGCCTCCTTTTGTTGTTTTAGGGTTTTCAGCGGTGCTGTCGCACTTGCTGCAACTGACGCCTCCACGCTGCGAACGGCTCCGCGCCGAATATGCTGGAACTCGTTAGCGAGCATTGCTATCAACGTCTTTTGTGTTACGGCCAGTAAGAACTTCCTCGCTAACGAGTAATTGCTGAGCTTCGGATTTTCGGCAGCGAATGCTGCCATTGCGGAGCGAAGGCTCATACTGGCACCACCTCGCCCGTGAAGCGCCCGTAGCCGTTGACGCGGTTATCGCCTATACCAATCGCTTGACCGGCAAGGGCAACGATGCGCTCCAGCTCATCGAAGTTCAAGCCGGCGTCCTCGATCAGCAACCCATCGAGTTGCATAGACCAGGCCGCGAACTGTGGGCGAACGCGCATTACGCGCTTACCCATGATTCCTACCGACAGTCGCGAAACGAATCGGCTGTCGAGAGCGAGCTTGTCGATCGACTTTGGGCCGTTATGCTTCAGCGGCACATTGAGGGCGTTGAAAGCGAGCCCTCGCTCGACCTGCTTGCCCTGCTTGGTGATCCGCGCTGTCTCGATCAGACACTTGCGAACCTTGGCGGTCGGCTGCACCACGACACCATCATCGTCTGTGTAGAGACCACCGTGCCACTCCAGCATCTCGATCTGCTGGAGATCCTGGTCGGTCTTCTTTCGCTTCCCGGTGAGCGCCTTTAGCTCTCGGTTGATCGGAAACTCTGGATCAACCATCCGGGGATTGTGCATCAACAGCGGGCTTGTGCCCGTGAGGGTGACTTGTACGTTCATTACTGCCTCCTTGTGTTGTGTCGTGTTAGCTGTTCCTTGTCTCGCATGTTGAGACGATCGCTTACGACTCGACGGAGAGTAGCAGGTCTCATGCCCGCTTGTCAAGGGCGGAGCTTAGTGCCTCACATATAGCGCACTATGGTCTATACCGCACAATCTATGAAGCATAAGAACCGAAAGGAAGCAACCCAATGGGCATCCTCGTAACCGTAGTAGTCATCCTCGTGTGCGCCGTCGTGATCCTCAAGCTGCTCGACCGGCTGTAAACCCTCTTAGCGGAGTAGTAGAAGTGGTATCTACGCGGGTTTCATACGCCCGAGAACCTTGTTCGAATCAGGGCTCCGCTACTTAGTCGCCGGCCCATATAGCCCGCGACCGACCCGACCCGAACGCGGGCGATGAGAACACACTGCGAGTTAGTGGCGGAGGCGCTGGACACGGGCGCACGCGGCTAACACCCGGCACGACAGAGGCCGGAACGAATGGTTCGAATCCTTCACTCGCAGTCCCTTACTTTAGAAACGCGGCACGGTACTAACCAATCCCTAGAAGGAGTCAACATGTCCGTACAGACCGAAGCAGAAGCCGGCGCGAAAACCACTGCGGAAGGCCTCATCGCAACCGCCAAAACGTCGATCCTAGCCGCGTCCAAAGTGACTTCTGAAGCTGAGGTCAAAGTAGAGACAGAAGCACGCGAGCTCGCGGTCCTCGCCGCTGAAGCTGCCGCGAAAGTTGAAGTCGAAGCGAAGACGATCACTACGCTGAAGGCAGAACTTGCGACGTTAGAAAGAGCCGCAGATAAATCGAACGAAGAACTCCGCGAAAAGAACGCGAAGATCCTCTCCCTGACGAGCTAATTGACATGCCAATTCCTAACGACTTCACAACTATCCTAGAGGCTGCTCGTGGCGCTTACCTGAAAGTGTGCGAGGAAGTCCGCGTGTCTGGTGCACGCGGCACGCTGGCCTGGAAAGACAACCCGAGCAAATAGAGGCGTAAGGAGACAACATGGGCGACATACACATACACAACTACCACGCCGAGCCTGCTCCTTCCTGTGTTGTGAAGGAGTCGATTCTCCCCGCTGACACAGACCTAGCGGCCGTGAACGTCATCGAGGCACAAGACGAGCGACGCTACACCCTCGGCATCGCCTACCCAGCCATGCGCGCAGACAAGGCAGTCGCAGCCGACGGGCATCGCGACTTCGTATCCGCTGAGGCGCTAGAGAAGACCGCCTGGGCGTTCCTGAAGAACGGCGGCGTGAACATGTTTCATCAGGACGGCACAGACGGCCACGCCGACATTGTTGAGTCCTACATATACAGGGGACCAGATTGGGTGTTCACCTCCCCTGTGGACAGCAAGGAGTACGCCGTCAAGGAAGGCGACTGGATGCTCGGCACGGTGTGGGATCAAGAGGGCTGGCAGATGGTGAAGGCTGGCCTCATAAATGGTTGGAGCCCTGAAGGCGGGGCACGCCGAACTACCGCGAGCCCTGAACGGCTGCTGGAACTAAGGAGCTAGAACATGAAGACTGACGGTGTAGATATCACAGAGATTGTGGAGTTGACCGCAAGCAAGGTTTCCGGCGTAACCGCACCCGCCAATTCCACACCCTTTTTGCTACTCAAGGCAGCGGCGCCTGCTGAAGAAGACGACGGCGAGAAGACAACCGACGAAAAGTTCAAGGAGAACGCTCAGAGGATGAAGGAAGGCAAGGAACCAAAGAAAGCTGAAAAGGGCGAAAGCTCCGAAGAAGAAGAAGCCAAGGAAGAAAAGGAAGAAGAAGAAGAAGCCGAAAAGGGCACCGTACAGGACGCCCTCAGCGGCACCGCGACCCCACAGGAGACCGGCCATCTCGTGTCCGGTCAGTCCTCCCTCGCGGGTCCTGTAGCAACAGGCGCAAAGCCAGCCGTACCCGCCGCTCAGCAAGAAGGCGGCGCGTCCTCCTACGAGATCCCCGACGAGTCGAAGCTGACTAAGGCCGACGCTGTAGCGTCGCTGGTCGAGGCGATCGAAGTCCTCGACACGCAGCGCGCTGCCATCAAGGACGGCATCGCCGCGATCGCGGACGCTGAGGGCGAGACTGGCGAGGCCACCAAGGCAGGCAAGGTGCTCTCCGCAAAGAACGTGGCGGCGTTGGAAGCCGCACATAAACACTTGAGCAGCGTAATAGAAACTGCCAAGAGCAAGGCGACCCCGGCCAGCCCGGATAGCAAAACCGCAGAAGCAGAAAAGGAGATTATCTCCATGACTGACATCACGAAGTCTGAGCTGGCCGAGAGCATCGTTGCCGGCGTCAAGACCGCGTTCCGAGCGGAGCGCGACGCAGAGAAGGCCGAAGTGGCCGAGAAGGCCGAGAAGCTAGAGCAGGCGAAGCGGCTTGTGGCAGCCGATCTGGCCGAGAAGGGCAACGTGTCCGGCGGCGAGAGCACCGGCGGAACGCAGTCTAACAACGCAGGCGAGATCACTGAGGCGGCTATCAAACCCTCCAAGGAGACCGACGCCAACGATGTAAACGCGGTGAAGGAGGGCGAGGTCACGAAGTCAGAGGACACGCCTGACGAGTTCACCAAGCAGGTCGAGACGCAGCTAGAGGCACTGACCAAGGGTCAGAACGCGCTTCAGGAGCTTGTCTCGAAGATCGCCAAGCGTCCCCGCCCAGGGGGTCCTTCACTTGACGGCCAAGGCCGAGGCATTGCGCCCGCGGTAGAGGGTCGGATGAGTGGCGTGACCAAGAGCGAGGGAGATGAGATCGGGAAGCTGGCCAAGGCTCTCGATGAGGCGACGGACCCCGTTCAGAAGTCTGAGCTGGGAATCAAGCTGACCCACGCGCGTCTTGTGAAAGCGCACGAAGCCGGTCAGCTGTAAGTATCGCATCAACCTCTAATCCGACAGGAGACCTAGCATGGAGCTAGATCAAGTAACTGCGGAGACGCTGGCAATGGTCCAGAAGGCCGAAACAAGTGGCGTTCTGGTCGGTACAGGTGTTCAGGGCGTAGACCTTTCGGGTCTCGTCGCTCTGGTTCCAGTCAACGTTCCCGCACGAAACAACACAAGTGCCTTTCCCCGCACGACTGCGGGCGAGGGTAGCCAGACCGCCGTATGGCGTTCGCTGTTGAACATCAACAGCAAGCAGTCAGACGCAGCGGTTGGGCTGGACTTCGCCGGTTCGCTGACGAAGTTTGATGAGCAGGACTGCTTCGCACCGTATAAGCCGCTTGCAAAGGCCGGCCGTGTCACCCTTGACGCTGTCGCCGTTGCTCGCAACTACGCGGACGCGCTGGCGGTGGCTGAGCTTCAGACGCTCAACCAGCTGTTCATTGACCAGGATCTGCATATCATCAACAGTCAGAACTGGTCGCTGGGTAAAGGGTCGGCTCTCGCCGCCCCGACGTGCGTTGCCAAAATCACCGGCGGTACGTTGCACAAGTCCGTCAAATGGGAAGTTGGTTATGCTGCCCGTTCAGGAGCTAACTACTTCATTGGAGGCAACACGGAACTCTCCAAAAAGACCATAGTCGAAACCATCACCGAAGAAACATGCAGCATTTCCGCCACGATCCCGGCGGTCAAGGGTGCGGTTGCGTACGACTGGTACTTCGGTGTTGACGGCGAAGAACTGTACTACTACACGACCACGACAACGGGTAAAGTGACATTTACCACGAAGCCGGCTGCGGCTGCGGCTCTACCGACGCTGCCGTTGCTGAGTGCTGCGGAACCTCCGAAAACCGCGAAACTGCTAGGCGAACGCGTCGAAAAAGACACGTCGTTTAGCTCGAAGTGGTATAACGGTGTGATCGCCTCAACACTGGGCGACTACGGCGAAACGGGTGCGCTTACTCCGGGCACAGGTACAGCAACAGGCGCGACGTTCATCGACAACGGTGGTGCAGCTATCACCGCGACGGGCTCAAGCATCCCGGTGCTAGACGAAGTCAACGACGCTATCTGGGCGTCGGTCCAGCTCTCTCCGACGGCTTACATGGTCAACTCGGCTCAGGCCGACGAGATCAGCAAGGCGTGCCTAGAAAACAACACTGCCGTCACGTTCCTGCCGCCTACCGATCAGGATGCTAGAAGCAACCTGGCCGGCGGCGGGTACATCGGCCGCTACATCAATAAGGCTGCCGGTGGTGTCCCAGTGAGCATTGAGGTGCATCCGCACGTCGCACCGGGTACGATCATCGCCCGCACCGATCGCGTTCCCTTCCCCGGAAGCAACATCGGTTCGGTGTACGAGGTTCGTTGCCAGTACGACACGATGCGCTTCGACTACGCGGCGAACTACGAACCTGCTGTGGAAGGCGGCGGACCTCGATACGACTTCGAGATTCGCAGCATGGAGACCCTTGTGAATAGGGCTCCCGTCACGCAGGCCGTTGTCTCGAATATTGCCTAAGCAGTATTAGGCGAACCCTCTTCTCGCTCCCGCTGCGCGACAGTCGCGCTATGCGCGAGTTACCTCCCTGACCGCGCGCGGGAGCGAGAGGAACCATTTTCCAAAAGGAGGTAGTACATCATGGCTCAAATCCACAACGTAGAGGTTTCACAGACGAAGCGGTACGTAACCGACCCAGAGAAAGGGCTCGTCCTCAAGCACGACTCCCTGATCAAGCAGGGTTCGGCCAGCACGATCACGCACGACGGCGAGACCTACAAGGTTGACTCGGACGGTACGTTCGACGTGTCAGAGGAGTGTGCGGCGTTCTTGACGCATACGCCCGGCTGGTATAACGGCCCAAATCCGTTCGTTACTGAGGCGCCGGCAGCTCCGGCACGTCGCGTGAAGAAGGCCGCGTAACATGCCCTGGTATGGATGGGCAATAACGGTTGTCGTGAGCGCGTGGATTCTGTTCTACGTGTTCTTCATTATCGTCTTTGCGAAAATCTGGAAAGCCAGCTAGGCTCACATGAGCCCCGCTTTCGTTCCTGAACCGTTCGTGCAACCGGCGGTCAGCCCAGACACTGCAACTCTCTTTCGCAGAGCGCCGTACATTTCACCTTCCGAGTACAAGCAAACGCCGACCGCAGTCGCGGTCAGCGGGCTTGTACCCGGAGGGAACGCGGCCGAAAACGAAGCGGCCCTAGCCGCTGTCATCGCACGCGCGAGTGACTGGGTGGACACGATCTGCTTCCACCGCGCGGACGGCACGCTAGCAGCTAGCCCGGCTACAGAGTCCGGGTGGATCCGCGTCAAGGGCGATGGTTCGATCAAGCTAATCTGCAACTACAAGCCGATCCTAGAGGTAGACGCGCTGGCGATCGGCTCCGGACCGAACAGCATGAGCAACATTGGACAGGAAGCCGCCGAAGAACTGACGATCGCCGGCCAGATCATTCAGCTCGCACAGGCGAGCCCCGTACGGGGCATCACCACCTTCTTTCCCAGCGTCCGCACCGTCGGCGGCAAGGTGTACGTGGTTTGGACGTACGTCAACGGCTACCCACATACTTACCTAACGACAAAGGTTGAAGAAGAAGCGTCCGCCCTTGTTGTAGCCCCGTCCGTGCCGGGCGGCTCCGTTGTGTATGGCGTTTATCCTGGGACGCAACTCACGATCCACGACGGCGCCGCGACAGAGGTCGTCGTCGTCTCGTCCGTGGAAGGTCTAACCCTCAATCTTCAGAACGAAACGCTGTATGAACACGAACCACCAAAAGCTCCGAACACGACCCGTGTCTCAGCCGTACCGTGGGTGGTGGAGCAGGCGTGTATATCGCTCGTGTCGGCACTAATCAAGATGCGCGGCTCCCGCGCGCTCGTGCTGCCGCAGACCGCAGCGGGCGCTACAGCTCCAGGGAAACAGGCAGCGATGCAGGGCGGCGGCGAGAAAGACATTGAGCTTGCGTTTGAGTTGCTCGCGCCGTTCGTGGTTCCGTATCTGCGGAGCACTTGACCATGACAATCCACAGACGGAAAAACCCGCATGCTGTCAAAGCGCACAAAGTAAAAGTGCACCATACTAAAAAGCTGAAGGCACACAAGAGCCGGACGAAAAAGAAAGCGCCGCGAGTCTGATGGGTAGAGCTGCTGTCAGAACCGCAGTCGCAGACTACTTCGCAAACGCGGACATTCAATTCGTCGGTAAGGTGTACGCCGCACGCCCGGAGATCGTGGAGGAGACAGCATACGAAACCAACCGACTCAACGAAGCGGTTCCGTCAACAAACGGATCGAGCACGATCCTCGTCGTGAACATTCCGACCGACGACCGCAAGCGTCGCGCTGACACCGGCCGAGGCGCCGTAAACGACACTTGGATTCACAAGATCGCGCTGGAGGTATTCTTCGCCAGCACAGGCGGCGCCGCAGTACCGGCGCAGGAAGACTACGACTCGATCATTGACAATATGGTCGAGCTCGTGCGTGCTAGCGGAACACTTGGCGCACCCGGAGTAATCTGGAGCGCAGGCGAGTACGAACACGGCATTGAACATAAGCAGTCGGCGCCGTTTACGGACGCGGACGGCCTAACCGTGTTCATTACAGGCGAAGTTTCTTTCGACGCATACGAGTGGGTTTCAGGTCCCGTCTAGAAACTTAGTACCCCCGGCGGATCTCCCGACGGACAACCAAAGCTAAAAGGAGCGCAAGGAAAATGACTTATTTCTCGGCTTTGCCGGTCGTAGAGACTCAAATCGGGATCGCCATAGAGGCAGTACGTGGCACCCCAGAAGCGCCAGCCTACTGGCTTCCAATTATGGGGCCGAAGTACGTACCCGACGTTCAGCTGCTCCCCGATGCTGGGTTGCGCGGCTCGATGGTGACGCTCTACGATGAGATTCCCGGCCTGCGCTTCGACAGCCATGCTTGGGACGCCTACCCCTTCCTGGACTCATTCCCCGTCTTCCTCCGCGCGCTGCTCGGATCAAAAGACAATGTGCAAGCGCGTACGCCGCTAACGACGCTAGTCGCCGAAGCGAAATCATCCGACAAAAAAATCATCGTAGTTGAAAAACTCGCGGAAGGGCTCGTCGTCGTACTCGACGAAGGCGGAGCAGAAGAAGAGGCCACAACCCTCGGCAAAGAAACGAAAATCAAAGCCGGGGAATACGAATACGTCGTCCCCACGCTGACCAAGAAACATCTGATCGGCGCGACGGTCTCCGGCCCTACGGAACTCGTGAAAGAAGCGGTCGCGGGCGCCACGGAAATCGTCGTTCCGTACAAAGTGGAAGCCGGACAGTATCTTGTTCTTGGGACGATCGCCGGTGAGCAGGAGACTGTTCTTGTGGTCGGTAGTCCTACTGAATCCAAAGCGGGTGAATGGAAAACCAAAGTCACCTACCCGCTCGCCTTCGCCCACAAAGCGAAAGCTCCTGTTGTCGGGTTGACAGGCCACGCATTCAGCTTGCTGAACAACGCGCCGGCCGAAGGAAACCAGCCCCCGTCCTGCACCATCACGGACTTTGCCGGCGAGGAAAACTGGCGCCAGCTCGCTAGGGCGCAGCTCAACTCTCTCAACATCAAGGGCTCAGCCGAGGCGTTACCGACGGTTGCGGTGGACTGGTTCGCTGACAAGGCAATCACCCCCGCGCCTCCCTCTGCATCGTACTCGTCTGCGGAGGCACCTCCGGGCTGGACTGCTGTCGCGACGATTGGTGGCACGCAGATTGGGTACATGGTCAACTGGGAGTTCGACCTGAAGCGGAATGTCAAGAACATTCCCGGCGTCACCGGGAACCAGAACTGGTATCAGCACTTCGCTGGTCCGCTGGAGGCGACCGCTAAAGTCACTGTGCTAGAGGATCGGGAAGCTACCTGGTTGACGGCCTACGAAAACGGTGAACTGGAGTCGATCGACCTCACGCTCAGTGATGTGAAGTCGGGCTTCGCGCTGAACCTACACTCCTCAAGCCTGAAGTTCACAAAAGGCAGCTTGGACCGCTCGAAAGAGTGGGTTGAGGTTCCGCTGGAGGCTCAGCTCATACCGTCCACGGCGGACGCGCTCGCAGGCGGCGTGTCCCCTATCGCGATGACTGTTGCCAATTCGCAGGCTACCAAATACTAGTGCGATGGCGGCGGCGGGAGGGGATTAGGTTCTACTGTCGTCGCCGCCTTCGAGTCCATGTCGCCGTCTACCGTCCACGGTAGGATCGTAGCGAACTGCTCAGGCCATTTTGTTTGGCAGATCCTGTTTGCGGCGCGAGCGGCATCTTGTTTATCAGAGAAAACCCCATCTACCCATGTCTCCTCCCCCCAACACGTATGCCCAGTGACAATGTAGTCAGTCCTTCCTAGCTGTTCTGCCCGGAGACGATTGCCCTCATCTTCAGCTAGGGCGGCTACCCACTCTAGAGCGGAACACTCTCGCTTCACGGCTAGTATGTGCCTCCTGTTTTCGCGCTTCCACATTGCACCACAAACAAGCGTCACTAGAAACATCGCTAGGATTGCAACCCAAAGCATCTTATCTGCTCCTCGGGCCAGCGAACTTCCGAGAAACACGGACTTCTTCTCTGGCTGCCATGTAATCAAGCCACCCGATAAGCATCTCGTCAAAGGATTGATAGCCACTGAAATACGGTTCCCATAGCTCTTTGCAGCGGGCTGCTATAGGGGCTGGTATCTCAACTAGATGTGGCTCCCTAATGTATGTTGCAGACATATCTTTCTCCATTCGTAGCTAACCAAATACTAGAAGCTACCTTAGCTGCCCTGCTACCTCCTCGGTAGCGGGCGGCTAGGGTACCTCAGCTTTCTGCTTCTTCTTGAGGGCCGTTCTGTACGGCGCCCAAGGCTTCCATCTTGCACGCGTTGGTCTTCAGGGTTTCCTCGTCCGACACGATCGCGGGAGACGCTTCATCGACCGGCGTGTTGCAGACTTCCTGCATGGTCGAGACGCACGAGGGTGACAGCGTGCCTGTAGCGGCGTCTTCGTGGTCGCAAGCCACGGTCGATTCCGCTGTCCAGATGGGGTTCACGGACGCTTGCGCGCTCGCTTCGCTCGGCGCAGCAGGAGCGCTGACTGGGGTAGTGGTGGTGACAGCCGGTGTTACCGACGCAGGCTGTGTGCTTGTGCTCTTGCTGGGGCTGCTGCCCCCGAGAGCTATAGCGATGCCAATTACGAAGTAGACGAACAGCCCTAGTACGGCAATGAGGGCGAGTTTCAAGATCCCGTCAACTATGTCTTTGGTGGTCTGCATGATGTTCCCCGTTCCTTTGGTCTTGTTGTTCATAGGAACAGTATCGCACCTCCTTGCCTGCTTGTCAATGGCAGGGAGGCTCTCTAAACGAATGTACTAGGAGGCGTAAAATGAAGACAGTTCCCGTACCCGGAGGCTCCGCAGATTTGCGCGAGCAGAACGAGATCAAGGTCCGGCACCGCCGGCTAGTAGAATCCGCCAGCGTAGGCGCAGCTACCGCACTGGCAAAGCTACCATCCGATCAAGCCGAGCTAGAGGCCGCCACGCTCGCAGAGCTAGACCTCACAGAGGCCGAGGCCGACAATCTCTTCCGGCTCCAGGACGCGACCATCGTCGCAGCCCTGGACTCGTGGACGCTGCCAGGCCCGACCCCTACCCTCGCAACGGTTGGCGACCTCGACCCAGAGGTCTACGACGCGCTAGCGGAGGCAACCCGTGAGCTTGGCACTGCGATTGCTGGCGCAGAGGACTTCGAGCCATCTAACCCGGCGAGTCCGGAGTTCCAAGCGTCCCCTACGCCGCGCTCCGCAGGCTCCGAGGAGCACTCGAAGGGCGCCCAGGAGCCGGCATCGACGGAGACACTTCCGACAAGTACCAAGAGTTCAGATTTCGAAGGGCCTTTCACGGACTGACCCACGAGGATTTCCTGAATGAGCCCGACGCGACAGTGACTTGGTTGCTCGCCATAGATAGCCTCGTGCTCGACGTACAAAACGAGCAGCGGAAGAGAGAAGAAGCTCGTGCCCGGTAACGTAGACGACGCAGCTTTCCAAGCGGCGCTAGATGCTCTGATGTTGCGTGTCAGCGCAGCTAGCGCCGCCGCTGTAAAGACAGCTGCGCTCGCCATACAGGCAGCCGGTATGGCGAACACGAAGGTCGTGTCCGGTACTAACCGCCGATCGTGGCGTACGGAGAGTGCTGGGCCTTACGCCGCATTTGTCGGGCCGACGATGATATACAGCCGCCGGCTTGAGTTGGGATTCGAGGGCGCTGACTCGCTCGGTCGCGTTTATCACCAAGCCCCGAAACCTTATGTGCGACCGACATACGAGTCCATGTTACCTAAGATCAGGCCGTTTTTTGTTACTTCAATTTCTGCTGCCTTGAAAGCCTGAAAGGAGGTGTGATATGGCGGGTGAGTTTTTACCTCCGGTCGTGATTTCAATTGCAGTAAATGACGCGCCTGCGCTCGCACAGCTTGCTGGGCTCAAGGGCGCTATGGCAGACACAGCCGCCGCCTCAAGGGTTAGTGCCACGTCCATGAGTAGCAGCGCCGGCAAAGTCACAACTACTTACGAGGGAATGGGCGCCGGAGCGGCGGCCGGTGCAAGCGGAGTAAAGGTAGCTGAGAAAGACGCGGAGAGCGCGAGCAAGGGCTTCTCTGGTCGCATGGCGATGATGTTCGAGTCGATGGGCAACTCAATGTCAAGTTTCGGTATCCCGTTCGGTAATTCAGTGAAGAAAATGGGGTACGCAATGAAGGAGGGGGAGTCAGGTGCGAAAGGCTTCGGATCTAGTCTTCAGGGGCTATCGAAGATCGCGTCCCTTTCAGCCATCGCGATCGGAGGCGTTCTAGTTGCAGCCGCTCTCAAAGCCGGCGCCGCGACCACCGAAGCGAACGCGCGCTTGATGACGGCCGCTCAGGATACCGGCAAGAGTATGGTGGGCGTCGAAGCGTCGTACTTGAAAACAGAGAAAGCCGGCGTAAAACTTGGTTTCATGACAGATGAAACAGCGGAATCTCTTACCTCACTAACAGTTGCGTCTCACAGCTCAGCAAAGGCGGTTGAATTACAAAGCCTTGCCGAGAACTTGTCTGCAATGCGCAAAGTCCCCCTAATGACAGCAACAAAAGCGTTGGTTCAGTTGTACGGCGGCTCAGAAAGGGCGCTCAAACAGATGGGTGTCCAACTGGATACCGGCTCCATGAAGCTGAAAACGCAAGTGAAAGACACTGAAGCGCTCACAAAAGCAAAGGCTAACCTCAAGACCGCTGAAGAAGGTATGGCGGTAGCCGTCAAGAAGAGCGCGGAAGAACACGAAAAGGCAGAGGCGAAGGTAGCATCGGCGGAGGAAACGCTATCGCGTTCACAGGAAACGTTGAAGGGCGGTTCGGAAAGCCTCGCCGCCGCCCAGCACACGCTCACAGAAGCACAAAAGGGCGTAACTGAAGCCGCCGAAAAAGAGAAGACTGCAATCAAGGAAGCGGCCGCCGCACTCAAGTCAGCCGAAGAAGCAGCGAGGGAAACGGCTGAATCCGGCGCGAAGGGGATCGCAGCCGCTAAGACGAACCTGAGCAACTTGGAACAGGAACGCGCAAAGGAAGGCAACGAAGCAGGCATCAAGAAAATTGAAAGCGAAGAAAGCGTTCTAAAAGCTGTCAAGTCTGTAGCGAACGAACAAGCGCTAGCGCTGTTGGGCGGGAAGAAGGCTCAGCTCGAAGCGGCCGATAAAGGGATGGAAGCGCAGAAGAAGGAACAGGCGCTCACAAAGGCGAGCCAAGGCATCATCGAAGCCGAAGCGACCGCACATAAGAATAACGCTAAAGCCATCCATACGGTTGAGACGGCACACGAAAAACTTGTGAAAGCTCAGAAGGCGGGGCTCGCTTCAAGTAAGGAAAACGAGGCTGCCGCGAACAAGGTTGCTACCGCGCAAAAAGGTGTTTCGGTTGCCGAGCGCACGCTTTCGGGCGATCTAGCAAATGTACAAAAGGCAACGGATGGGTTGTCTCTCGCGCAGAAAGAAGCCGCCGCGCCATCTACAGCGTTGGCTGCCGCGCAAGAAAAGCTGAAGAAAGCTCATGAAGCGGTCTCAGTTGCGTCGCTCAAGGTAAAGAAGGACTCTAGTGCTTTGGGAGAAGTGCTAGCGAACCTAGCGAAAATCAGCATGGGGCAAGCCCAGAAAGCATCTGAAACCACCACAGGGAAACTGCGCGTCCTACGCGCGACTCTCAATGAAGTCGCGGCTGAGATAAGTAAAAAATTAGAACCTGCCATCATGAAACTAGCTGAAGCGATGCTCAAGATAATTGGCTTTTTCAAGCAGCACACAACGGCAGCTAAAGCACTGGCGATCGCATTGGGGCTTGTAGCCATAGCGTGGCCGATCACTAAGGTCATCGGCCTTTTTACCGCTATCAGTAAACTACTGATGCTGGGGAGGTTGGCGTCGCTCGCTAGGGGCGCAGCGGTTGCGATAGGGCTAATCGGAACAGCGGAGGTAGGAACCGAGGCGGCGGCGCTTCCGTTGCTTGCTACGTTTGGGGCAATCGCCCTCGCAATCGGCGGGATTGTCGCGGTTGCAGAAGTGGCTAGCCGGCTGCTCGGCAAGGGTAGTTTCATAGAAAATGCGAAAGAACTCATCAGTGGAGGTACCGCCAAATATGAAAACATGGAAGCGAATACTAAAGGACAGGAACTAGCCAATCAGGTCCAGCAGAAACTTCTGAACAAACGGCGCGAACAAAAAGGGATGGCGCCTGTGAAATTCGCGCTCGGGGGAATCGTCTCTAAACCGACAGTGGTGGAAGTCGGGGAGGCAGGTCCGGAGGCGATCATCCCACTCGCTAGCGGTGGACTAACCGCACCGCCTGGCTTCACAGCGCTCCCGGCCATTCCCTCTAGCGGCACGCCCGGCAGCGGAGGCCCTGGCGGTCTAAACGTCCAAAACCTAACGGTGAACGGTATGAGTACGCCTAACGCGCAGGTTGTACAGGAACTCTACAGCCGCCTACGTCCGCTCCTCATCTGATGTTTCCGTCACCTTCACTCGAACCCCCGACACTAGAAGATTTCCAGTGGGAATATAACGAATTATTGATGGGAGCAAATACTCCCTACGGAGTTTTGCTCGTCGAGGGACTTGACCTTGCAGAAATCCGGTCGGGTGACGTGAACTGGCCGCGGGACCACGGGCAGGCGATGGGCCTCGACCTGTACGGAGGCCGGGACATCATTCTGGACCTGTGGATGAAAACTGACGGTACGTCGCTTCAACACGCACAGCTCGCGCTCGCGGCAGCAACCATAGTGCGGCCCGACGAAGAGCTGCCTCTGTGGTTTCAGTTGCCGAACCTGCCGCTTCTTTGCGTCATGTGCCGCCCGCGCAAAAAGCCAATGAAGGTAGAAACGGAGTACGCGGCCGGCAACATCGGCAAGCCAGAACTTCACCTACGCGCGTCGGATCCGCGGATCTACACGGCCGGGGAAGAAACTGAAATCAAACCAAACCACCCGGCGACCTCGAAAACGCTGACTAACGCCGGCAATACGGAGATGCGGCCGATACTCGTTTTCACAGGCCCGCTCGCGCGTCCCACAGCGAAGAATAAAGCCATCGCAGGCGAACCGTTCCTCACGATCTCCAAAGCAATACCGGCAGAAGAAGAAGAACGCAACACGCGGGAACAGACGGAACGGAGTGCTAAAGCAGCTCGTGAATCAGGAGAAGAATCAGCGCGGGTTGCCCGTGAAAAAGCTGAAGTGGTAATACGTATCGCCTACGAAACATCAGAAATAGTCAGCTTAGAATCCCATGAAAAAACCGTTGCGAAAGCACAAGAAGAAGCGGAACTAGCAGAAGCCGTCGCGAAAAAAGCGAAGGAAGAAGCGAAAGAAGTCTACATCTCGCCTAGGGAAGCGCGCGAAGTCGAAGAAAAGATCGCGCAAGCTAAATGGGAAAACGAACACCACGGCACGAAAGAAATCCGCGAAAAAGGAGAAGAAAAAGAACGTGAAGAAGCGGAAGCCTCCGAAGCGGCTGAGCGTAAAGTAGACGAAGAAGAAGAAGCGACCGCGAAGATCGCCGCAGAAAAAGTAGAAAAAGAAGCTCGGGAAGCTCGGGAAACGAAAGAAAAAGCAAGCGAACTCCCGACCGTCGCGGCCGGGCACCAAATCGTCGTAGATACAGGCACCCCACACAGCGCCCGCTACTACGAAAATACGACCCGCTCGGGTGCTTACAAAAACGTGCTCGGCTGGTTCACACCAACCTCTACGTGGTGGGACCTGATACCTGGGGCTAACCCGATCGCGTTCTCCTCCTATGACGCAGGTGAAACCGCCGGAACACTCCTAGTTGAATGGGCGAGTGCAAATGAGCTCTAGCGACCCGCGTATCACGTGCCGGTTCGCGGGACTACTATCGTTCTCGCCGATCGCTGACCTTCCGTTGAACGGGCTGACGTTCAGCAAAGTGCTAAACGGAGTCGGCTCGTGGGCCGGCTCACTGCCTGTCGAGGACCCAGGCGTTCGGGGCACTGCGTGGATCAACGCGACCGCACCCAACCTGACTTCGATGTGGGTAGACATCGACGGGGCGCTGATGTACGGGGGACGAAGCCTAACCCGGCAATACCAGTTGGCCTCAGGGAAGGTTGCGTTGGGTGGAACCGACTTCTGCGGTTACTTCGCACAGCGCCTGCAAGCCAGAGACTACACCTCCTACGTGGACCCCGACGGGCACGCTTGGGCGACCACCGGTGCGCCGGCGCTCCGGATCGCTTACTATGTTCTTTCACAGGCGCTCGCTAAGCGGTTCTCGATCCCGCTCAAAATTGTCACTTCCGGCGCAGAAGCCGGTGCGGGGTTCTGGCTTACGATCAGCCTGCCGGGAGCGCAGCAGCAGACCCTCGCGTCGATCCTGAGCCAGATGCAGGAACTCGGGTACATGGTCGGTATCGACTACACCCAGGACGTTGCGTATGTCGGAGGTGAGCTGACGGCGACCTGCACCCTATCGTATCCGCGGCGCGGTTCTGAAGCGGAACCGTTGACGATTGATCTCTCACAAGCCCTGGACGTGCAGTACGACGAGGACGGCACTGAGCAGGCCGACCGGGTGGTGGTGCTGGCCGGTGCAACAACGGTGCGCTCGAAGGGGGAAGTGTGGGGTCCGGCGCAGGTAGCCGGGTATCCGTTGCTGGAGGCGCAGGTGTCTCGTACGGCCCTGGCGCCGTTGCAGAAGGGTGTTGAACGCTCGGCGCTAGAGGCGTACGTGTCGGGGGAGCTTACGACGAATGCGTACCCCCTGGTGGCGCCCACGGTTACGCTCCCGCTGTTCGGAGAACCGTCGATCCTTCAGCTTGACGTGGGGCAGGAGGTTTACCTCGTCTCGTCCGCCGGTGCGGGGGACGTGCCGCCGGATAACCCCCGGTTCCCGAACGGGCTGAAGCAACTGTTCCGCATCGTGCGTATCGACTGCACGGTTCCTGATGAGGGTGTGCCTACGATGACGCTCACGTTGAACATACCCGCTTTCTCAACCCCGGTGGAACCCCCGGAAACGGAAGTGAAGGAACCAGAAACCGCCGAACAAGAAACTCAGAAGCATACGGCGATCGAACGCGCGAAAGAAGAAACGGTTACGAGCGCGAAAGAAGCCGAAGCAGAAGCTGCCGCGAAAAAAGAACAGGAAGAAAAAGAAGCCAAAGAAGCCGCGGAAATGGAAGCGCTCCGCGCATCTCAAAACACTGAAGTAGCGGCGGGGCTCTCGGCTGGGCTCACTCTTCCCCAGGTAGTGAAGATGACCCCGCAGGCGATCACCGCTTACAATAAGCACCACAAGCCCGGGGGTAAGCTCGGGGAAGTAGCGGACAAGGGTTTGCGTACTGTGCGGGAAGCTAACGACGCACGCGAAAAAGCCGAATACGCGCAGAAAACGGCGGAAGAAGGCGGCGGCGGGCTCAAATTAGGCGAATATGAAACAGGCGAAGAAGGTGTGCTTAGCAAAACACACGACACTTTCGTGGTCGTCACACTAAGTTTCTAAGAAGGTAAAATGGCTACTGTAACGGTTGGAGGAAAAACACTATCGACTCTTCCGGTAAAAGGTACGTATGAGATTACGTTCATCTTACCAAAGAACGTGGCGTGGGGTACGGCGGGTGTGGCTAGCAAATCTGTCCAGTATGTAACTCTCGATTGAGGTAGCACTGTGCCCACTATTACCCCCTTCCTAGTTATCAAGGACGAAAAAGAAAGCACCATTTGGTCCTCTGAAGAATTACACAAAAAAGAACTAGAAACCGGGATCACTAAAGCCGTATTCTGTTTGATGGTCCCCAAAGGAGGCGCAGTAAAGATGGCTGGCTCTTTCTGGGAACTCTCTGGGATCAAAATAGCTACAGTAGAGTTCTTACTCTTAGACTGAGAACTGCCTAATGCCCCCTATCACGCCCCCGATCGCAGTCCGTCAGCTCGAAGCGTTGGCGAGTAAAAGCCAAAACGAGCTAAAGCAGTTCGCAGGCCGCCAAGGCTTGGAAGCTCAGACGGGCGCACCGGGACCCGCCGGTCCAGGCGGTCCAGGCGGCCCCGCTGGGCCTACGGGTCCAACAGGGCCATCCGGTGGGCCTACGGGTGCAACGGGGCCTACTGGGGGCACAGGACCTCCGGGCGCTACTGGACCAACAGGCGCGGGCGCTACAGGGCCTACAGGGCCTACAGGCGGAACAGGCCCTACGGGCGGAACAGGCGGCTCCGGAGGCACCGGCGGGACGGGAGCTGAAGGGGCAACCGGATCAACCGGAGCTTCCGGGGCAACAGGACCGTCCGGCCCTTCAGGGAGCGCGTTCACAGCCGAAGTCGGCGACGGTGCCAAAACCGAATACCTGATTGAACACAAACTCGGCGCGACGCATGTCATAACGAACGTTTACGAAAAGGAAGCGCCTCACGCTGAGGTGATTCCTACGGTTGAGATCACGGACGAAAACCATGTGACGCTGATCTTCCTAACCGCACCCTCAGAAAACCAGTACGTTGTCGTCGTAGTGTCGGGGGCCGGCGGAGGTGGCGGCGGCGGCGGATTCCCTAACACGCTAGCCATCGCCTACCGCAACGCCGGACAGACAATAGCAGGAGCGAAAACCGAACGCATCAAGGTAGATACCGTAGTTGCAGACATTGGCAGCAACCTGGACCTCGCGGAAGGGCTCTACACGGTCCCTGAAGATGGGTACTACCAGGTTTTTGGGCAGATACAGACAAGCGCGACCAGCGGGCGCTTTATTACTGCCGTCGGAGTCAACGGTAGCTTTGAGCTATACGGCGAGGAACTGACTCTAGGATCGCAACCGTTTCTCGGCTTGACGGCCCAAGGTATTACAGGAAAACTAACAAAAGGAGATAAAATCGAACTGGTTCTTTACTCTGAAGTGGGAGCCGAATTGTATGTGGGCTCAGCTCCTTATAATCGGCTGCAAGTATTGAGGGTGGTCTGATGGCAGGTGAACCAGGAGGGGTTACATGGGGTGATTTGAGCACCGAAGCGAAAGCGAAACTCGGCGCGACCGGGCCGACAGGTCCGACGGGTGCTACCGGGTCTACGGGCAGTACTGGCGGCACGGGTGCCCCGGGCGCGATAGGAATCACAGGCGCAGCCGGACCCGAAGGAGCGAAAGGCACAACGGGTGCTTCCGGGCCGGAAGGCCCAAAAGGGACGACGGGCAGTACTGGCGGCACTGGAGCTGCTGGGAGCGAAGGGCCAAAAGGGGTAACTGGCGCGACCGGACACGAAGGCCCCAAAGGTACGACCGGGGCGACTGGTCCGGAAGGACCAAAAGGCACCACGGGCAGCACCGGACCGACGGGGGCCACTGGCGCAACCGGCCCAACGGGTGCCACAGGTCCCGGTACCTCCTGGAAGAAGCCCGTATTCCTTGCTACGACTGAAGCCCTTGCGGGAGAACCAGAAGCAATCGGCGAAACCCTACTAAGCAAAAAAGAAGAAAAACTAAAAGCAGATAACGCGGAACCAGGCGCAGGCAAGCGCATCCTCGTCAAGAACCAGCCGGAAGCCAAGGATGATGGCCCCTACGAAGTAGTCAAAGCTGGAAAAGCCGGAGAAAAGTGGGAACTCAAACGAACCACTGACGCGAATACGACAAGTGAACTTCAAGACGCCGTCGTACCCATAGAAACCGGTGGCGGGGGGAGCAAACTGATCGGATCGTTTTGGGTACAGACGGCATCTGTGAACATTGTAGGCACCTCCCCACAGAAATGGGTGGTGTTCGGCACGGGCGGGTGGGAAAACCTCGAATCCGTGAACGCGGGACTCACCGCCGCCTCGGGCAACGAAAACCCGCAGGCGCAGAGGGAGACCTACGGGGCCCGAGCGTTCCTAAAGGGAGCGTACGAAGTGACGGCGGCGGTGGAAATAGCGGCCAACGTCGCATTGTTCACCCTCCCAGGCCTCACTCGTCCGAAAGCCACCGTCCATCCTGCCTGCGAGTATGATCTGATTGCTACGGGCGCGCAGACTGCGCTGCGCCTGACGATCCTGAGCACCGGTGTTGTATCGGCGAACGTCGCCATACTGAAAGGAGGCTTCATTTACTTTGACGGTCTGAGTTGGAACCTTACCTAGGAAAGGACTCCATGAGCGACAAACCCACGTGCCACCTCCTAGCTTTACCACACACGCAAACCACCCGCGCGTACAACCATTGTGCATATACAAGCCGCGTCCGCAAGTTCTCCACGATGATCACCCAGCAGGGCTACCGGACGATCCTCTACGGCTGCGGCAAGAACGAAGCCGAGTGCTCGGAGTACGTGAAGGTACTCTCCGCCGCGAAACAACGCGAGCTGTTGAAGGACGCTGACTGGTTTCAACGCGGTGAAATCTACGCGTTACCTTATGACGAGAACGAGCCGATCTGGCGAGCGTACAACGACGCGGCGATCAAGCAGATAGCGAAGCGTATCGAGCCACACGACATCCTGTGCTTGCCGTCGAGCACACACGCGCCGGTCATGCGGGCGTTCCCCTCACACATGAGCGTGGAGACGGGCGTGGGCTACGAGGGCGCCTGCGCGCCGTACCGGGTCTTCGAGTCCTACGCGTGGCGGCACACGGTGTACGGCTACCAGCAGGGCGCCGCCGCCGCCGACGGGCACTTCTACCACCAAGTGATCCCTAACTTCTTCGAGGTCGAGGACTTCCCGGCCGGCAAGGGCGACGGGAATTATTTTCTGTACATGTCGCGCATGACGGCGCGAAAGGGATACGAGATCGCGTTCGATGCGACGGAGCGCGCGGGCGCGCGACTGCTCGTCGCGGGTATCGGCGGCGACCGCCCAGAAGCGGACCACGTCGAGTACGTCGGTCTAGCAGACACAGCGAAGCGGGCGGAGCTAATGGGGGGTGCGAAAGCGATCTTCGTGCCTACCTTGTACGTCGGCCCCTTCGAGGGCGTCAATGTCGAGGCTCAGCTCTGCGGGACACCCGTCATCTCCACAGACTGGGGCGCGTTCACGGAGACGGTGGGGCATGGTGTCAGCGGCTTCCGATGCCATACGCTCGCGGAGTTCACCCAAGCCTGTAGCGATGTGGAGAGCCTTGACCGTGACGCGATCCGTGAGGCCGCCATCGCTCGCTGGTCGACTGAGGTCGTCGGACCGCAGTACAGCGCGTACTTCGACCGTCTCGCCGGCCTGTGGAACGATGGTTTCTATGCTGAGTAAACTAACCTAGGAAGCGGAGCACATGGCTAAGAAGACGAACAAAACCGCCGCAGAGATTGAGAAGCTCCGCACCGACCTCGCCACGATCCTTGCGCGCGAAGCTGCCGAGAAGGCCGCCGCGCTCGCACGCGGGGTAACAGACAAGGCTGCTGGGCTAACCCGTGAGCAGGAGCAGGCGGCTACCGTCCTAGCCGAACAGCGGGGGCGAGAGTCAGCTCGTGTCGAGGAGCGCCTGAACGTGCACGATGAGCGCCTCCAAATCGTCACCGGATCCCTAGACCGCTTCGCTACAGCGCAGGAGCACTTGAGCACCCAAGTTACTGTTCTCACCGCCGAGATCCGAGAACGTAACAAGCACATGACGGACGACGCAGCTGCGGCAATTCAGGATCTCGACAAACGACTTGACGGACTCGATAGAGTGGCGTTCGCAACACAAAAGGAGAAAACTGGGATCATCGGATTGCAGAACAGACAGATAGCTTTCCTCGCCGCAGTCGCAACCGTCGTCTACACGTTCATCTCAGCCGGCATTCACCCATGACACCCCCTATTCACCACGGTCACTTCCACCGACACAGCCCCACGGCTGCTAGCGTGACAGAGAGCCGCTCAGAACGAATCATGGCAGGAATCACCTCAAAGGTAGGCACCCTCGCCTGCGCCATCGTATTCACGGTTATCGCTCTGCTTAGCGTACAGGCAAAGTTTGCTGAAGGAACAAAGGGGGCGGTCGAATGGTTCGCCCAGACGTTTCTTCAGCTAGTCCTCCTCGCCATTATCTTGGGGGGCCAGAAGGTCAGCGAAAAGGCTAACGACGCTCAAACCAAGCACATAGCGCTCGGTATCGACACAGCACTCGACAGGCTCTCCACCGAAACCGACGGAGGTCTCCAAACCATACTCCACGCAATCGAAAAGAGCAACGCATGAGTCAGTTCTGTTACGGCCGTCTCCCAGCCACACGCCCCGCCGCACTCAAGGATCTTGCGGTCTACGCACACGGCGTAATTCCCACGCCCCCACGTGCCGTTGAAGTCCCGACGACCAGCTACCCGATCGACCGAAACGACTCCAAAGGCGACTGCACGTACGCCGGCGCCGATCACCTGAACCGCGCATGGAATGCTGAGACCAACGAGCACGACTCGCTACCGACCGAACAAGAGATCGAAGACGCCTACCTTGTAGAAACCGGCGGAGAAGACACAGGCTGCTCCGAGGCCGACGTACTGAAGCGCTGGTACACTGAGGGCCTATTCGGTGAGAAGATCGCCGGCTATGCTCCGGTGAACCCTAAGGACTTGCTCCAGCTGCACCAAGCCGTGGCGTTCTACGGTGGCTGCTATCTCGGGATCGAATGCCCCGCGAGCGCGCAGGAACAGTTCGCTCGCGGTGAGCCGTGGACGTATGAGGGCGCACCAGTCGCGGGCGGCCATTGCGTTGTGGCGCTCGGATACGGCCCCAACGGCGGTCTGCACTGCGCTACGTGGGGCGGGATTGCGGTTCTGGAGGCTAGCTTCCTTGCACACTACTTGGATGAGGCCTTCGTGATTCTCAGCCACCAAATGGTCGAGAAGAAGGGGGACGCCTTAGGGTTAGACTTGGCTGCACTTCAAGCTGACCTTGCTTTGGTGTAGACTTGGTATCCTATGTGAGCGGTGCAACACCGGAATCGGCAGCCTTCAGGACGACCCTGCGATCTTGCGCCGCGCGGCTGAGTACGTAGAGGCCGAAAGACTCGATCTCGCTACGTTGAAAGCGGATCTAGCGCGCGTCTAACGAAGCGCGACGCTTTGCCCAAGCGTATAGGGTATGCTTTAGAGGACTAGTCACCCCCCCAGAGAAAGAAGGAGCACATGGCAACACCTACACCAGTCCCCGCACCGCCAGCGCAGACGAGCCCGCTCGTCGCTGTGATTACGACCCTCATCGGGAACCTCAGCGTCTCCGCAGTAGCCTTCGGCGTGATCAATAACACGACCGCAGCCGTAGTGGTGACGGCCCTTACCGGCTTCGTCTCAGGGACCTTTCTGATCGCGAACGAGTTGCGGCACAAGACGAACTCGCAGGCGTAGCCAATACAGAATACAGGCGAGAGCGCGCCCGGAGGAGAATGGGCGCGCTCTCGGTTTACTCTCAATAAGGAGGCCGAACATGCCAGTTCCATCGCAGCCTGATTTGACGGAGTTTTTCAAGTATTCGAGACCAAAGAAGCCGCCATGTAAGGTAGGGGTCGCATTAGGGAAACTTAGAGGAGACACGAAAACGCAACTTGTCGCGGCTTTGGATACAGACACCGGCATAATTACTAACGGGGCAATCATTACGTGGGTGGAGAAACGCGTGAAAGATTTGCTGCTCAACACAAGTAATGTAACGTCCCACAGAGCGAAAAGGTGTACGTGTTATGATGAGTAAAGAAAACGACGTTGACGTATCAGAGTTTCATGCGCTTACTGAGGTCGAGGAGCTACATAAAGTCATCGGGAGCTTGCAGACTAAGCTCCGCAAGGCGACCACAAAGAACATCACCCTCACTACAGCCGCACGCGAGGGCGCAAGAGAGGCGTTCACCGCTCTAGGCTTGCCGAAGACGGTTCCAACACCTCTTGCGTACAAGCCAGGCATAGGCGACCCTGAGGTGGCTGTGTTGCACCTCTCCGATTGGCAAACAGGAAAGAAGACTGTTTCGTTCGACTCGAACGTAGCCGAGTCGCGTATCAAGCAGCTTGGAAAAAAGCTGGAGATCATCGCGAACATCGAGCGCGCGGCGCACCCAGTAGATGAGTGCTGGTTGTTGTTCGGTGGCGACCATGTAGAGGGCGTGACCGTCTTCCCCGGCCAAGCGTACGAGATCGACTCGACGCTCTTTGAGCAGCACGCCCGCGCAAGCAGAATGTTGGTCGAGCTGACACGACACGCGTCGCGCATCTTCAAGACAGTTCACATCGTACACGAGGACGGAAACCACGGGCGAATCGGCCGGCAAGGTGAGCTGCCTAGAGGAGACAATTCAGACAATTTCGTTTACTACGCTGTCAACTTGCAGTTGCAAGAGTTGATAAAGAGCGGGCGCGTTGTCTGGCACGGTTCTACGAACGGGTGGCACTCGATCTTTGAGATCGGTAACTACAAAGGGCTGCTAGTTCACGGCGACGAGATCAAGGGCTTTGGTGGACAGACGCCTGCTTTCGGTATCGCTAAGAAGTGCACGGCGTGGGCTTCGGGCGTGATCGAACCTTTCAACGATGTGTATATGGGCCACTTTCATCAGCCGCTTGTGATCCCGCTCCCGGTAGGCAACCATCGCGTGTTTCTGAACCCCTCGATCGAGAGTGATAACATTTACGCGCAGGAGTTTGTGGGCGCTAACGGGTATCCAGGGCAACGGTTGAACTTCGTTTCTCCTGAGAAGGGTGAGGTCACGAGCGAGCGCTTGCTCTGGTTGAAGTAACAACTAAACAAGGAGATAACATGAAAGCGTTTAGGTTCTCAAAGTGGGCTCAGCCCGTCACCGATCGTCGGTGGGCAGTTGTGGCTGTGCTTGTCGATAGGCTGTGGCGGTTGACTCAGATTGATCTCGGCAAACATCGCGCGTGGGAGCGCGCTTGCGGAATCTCTCCGTTACCGTAGCTGTTTGCACTACCTACTCCTCGCCCTACGCGGGTCTGCCCTACCTCTCCTGGGCAGACCCGCTTTTTTGTTCTCTTGACAAGCAGGCATGAGGCTGCTATCGTTGAGCCTATGCCCCACACTAACACAGAGTTCGGCGACGCGATCGGGGTGAGTTCGAGCATGGCGAGCCGCATCCGCAACGGACACAGGCTCCCCGGCGTAGAAACCCTCACGCTGCTTTCCAAATACCTAAACGCGGATCTAGCACACTTACACGCCGCCTACTCTCAAGGCTCGCGTGTGTTCGGTAAAGAGGTGCGCCGCTTACTTGAGGAGATACGATGATCGGACCAGAGCGCAAGAAGCACCGCATGTCCGTCACGATTGATGTTAGCCCTGGGAATTGGAAGGACACCTATGGCGAATATCCTACGTCTGACGGCGTTCGATCGTATGTGCGTCAAGTGCTCTCTAAGAGCGCCGCAGCCGAGGAAGATGCCTTTGTAAATGTCTTTGTAAAGCCACTTGACCCCTCCCACGGGCTCGCCAAAGGGCTGCGTACACAACTCGCCGAGGCTCGTGCTGCTCTCGCTGCCCGTGAGGAGCCGCGACGAGGGCCCGTTAGCGAGAGCTGCGCTCCGACCTGCTACCGGGACACGGACAACAGCATCGCCCATTCGCCCGAGTGCCCTGCCGTGCATCTGCACCCGGCTGAACCAAGTCCTCAAGACGTGCTGTGGCGAACCGTAGTCGAACGGGACGAACTTCGAGAGGCTCTTGCCGCTGCCCGTGAGGACACCGAGCGACCGGGCAGCAGCGTGGAGGTCGACCTGCACAACGCGCTCTTGGAGATCAACATGGATTGGTCGGATTGGGGTGAGGCTGAGGCGCTGGCGCGAGTGTTGCAGATAGCGGACGACGCGCTCAAGGGCCGACCGCAATACTCCCTCGCTCGTGAGGACACCGAGCGACCGGAGGAGCCGCTCACCGACGACTTGAAGCGCCTCGCTGACATCGGCGATCAGGTGCTTGCTGGCGCGCCGATCGAGGACCTCAAGCTCGGTGAGTTCGAGACCCTTTTCGTGGTGGGTTACTGCACGGCGGAAAAGGCGAAGACGCACGAGTACGACCTGCCAGACCATCCCGCGCTCGCTGCCCGTGAGGCACCGGCGAGCGAGGCCGAAGCCGAGTCAGTGGCATCCGTGATTCGCAACGTCTGGCTCACCGACGCCGGCGAAGCCCCGAAGCAGGAGCCCGACCGCCTGCTCGACTTCCTCGCGGGCCAACCGAGCGGCAACTGCATCGCGTCGTCAAGCGCGGTCGTTCGGGAGATGATGCTCCAGACCGGCGGCTGGATGATGGCCTGCGGCGAGATGTACGACATTCAATCACAGCCGCTTCCAGGCGGGGTGTACCGCATAACACTAAGCAGAAAGGCGTTCTCGTGAGTGAGATTCAGACAGTCCACGTTGTGTTCGATGGCCCTCCCGGTCCGGAAGCTGGCCGCTTCATTGAGGTGGAGACCCTCGACGGTGTAGGGATCACTGTCGGGACGTGGGTGCACCGTGACGATGGTTATTGGGTGCTTGAGCTCGACGTGATCCCAAGGGTGCGGACACCAAGCAGGAGCCAAGCCATGAGCGATCGAGAGCGCGAGCCGCTGGAAGAGTGCGATATCTGTAGGGGGGAGTCGGATGAACTCTTAGAAGGTGAATGCCCCGACTGCGTCTATGAACGGGAGGCCGAGGAAGCGCGAGGCGCTGGTGCGGGCAATGGCGACCTGTCAGGAGCCTAATGGCGGAACTTATGAAGCACCAAGCTGAGGGGGTGAAGTTCCTCCAGGCTCATCAACGTGCAGCGATTTTTGATGAGCCTGGTTAGTTGGTCTGGGTAAGTCCGCTCAGGCTCTTTTTGCCGCTGAGGAGCCGATTCTTATCGTGGCTCCCAGTATGCTAATCGACGGCGGCGTATGGGACGATGAGATCAGCAAGTGGCGCCCAACCCTTGACGCGGTACAGGTTCCCTACTCGCGCCTGATGGTCCGCAACGGGCGACAGATCACCTCGCAGCTCCAACCCGAGCTCTCACAACAGTGGGGAACTGCCATCTTTGACGAGGCACATTACCTCAAGGGCAGGAGTACGAAATGGGCGCTCGCCGCGAAACAGATCCGCGCCGAGCGAACCTTTCTCCTTACTGGCACACCGCTGCCAAACTGGGCGCATGAGGCGTTCACTCTTTTACAGATGATGTTCCCTGAAGAAGCAAAACCAGGACAGCGTCTAGGAAGCTACTGGCGCTGGGCCGAAGAGTATTTCGATATCGGGGAGCTGCGCGGCAAAGGCGGCATTGTACTTAGCTCGCACGTCGTAGGAGAGCTGCGTAAAGATCGGACGTGGGAGGAGTTCATAGCCGAGAACTGGAAGGATCGAATGCTCCTACGCCTGCGCGATGATTGCCTCGACTTGCCGCCGCTGACTGAACAGACGATCCGGGTCGATATGATACCGGCACAGAAGAAAGCATACCGTGAGCTGAAGAAGGACTTTGTGACATGGCTTGTGTCTGGAGAGGAGGTCGCCGCCTGGTCAACGGCGGCGCAGTTGGTCAAGCTAGCGATGTGTGCGACTGGCCTCGAAGTTATTGATCCGAACACGAAAGGGTCAGGCAAGCTCGACGCGCTCCAAACGCTGCTCACGGACCGCCCGGCGCCGACCCTGGTTGTGGCGCACTTCCGAAAGAGCGTCGAGGCGTGCGTGGCTCGCGCGGCAGCTGCGGGCAAGACGGTAGCCATCGTGCATGGGGGAACTAGCAAGAAGATGAGAGGGGAGAATGTAAGAGCGTTCCAGGCCGGGAAGGTGGAGGTGCTCTGCGCCACCTTAGGGACCATCAGCGAAGGCCTGACCTTGAACGCCGCAGATCAAGTCATCTTTGTAGAGCGTTCGTGGAGACCATCGCAGAATGAGCAAGCTCTCCGCCGAATCCACCGGATAGGGCAGACGCGCCCTGTCACGTCAATCAACCTAGTCACGTGCGATTCTGTAGACGAACGCGTGCTTGCTGTGCTCGCAGGCAAGACAGACCAACAGATGAAGGCTCTCGGGCTTGCGGAGCTACGCGAACTGGCCGACTAAAACATTCGTCCAAAGCCCTTGACAAGCAGGCATGGATAGCCGATACTGTTCATATGGAGCACACAACCAAAGGAACCGAGGACATCATGGACGCCACAAAGATCATCGAGCAGGCAGACCAGCAGCTTGCCGCCTTCCGTAATCGCCGGGCGCTGGATTCCCTCGGGAAGCGTGAAGCCCAGCCAAAACTCGACGCTATCGCCGCACTCGACCGCGAGATCGCAGAGGAACAAGCGCGCGTCCACCTAACATTCCGCACGCTCGATATGCTTGAGCGCCTGGATCACAAGACAGAAGACTTCCCTGACGACGCGATCGAGCCGCATGTAGACGACGAAGGATACGAGGTGACGCGATGACCGCGCACACCCACAACGCGAACGCGACACCCCAGCAGATCGCTGGGCAGATATCGGGCGTCAACCGGACACACCGAGCCGCCGAACGTCGCATGGCGGCAGAGCGTCAAACCCACTACGACAAGCCCGGCGTCCCCGGACACCCTCGCTGCTGCATCTGCGACGATTGCGAGGCGCGGCGATGACCTACAACACCAACAAACCAGAGCGCCGCAAAGGAGAGAGGCGCGCGGAAGCCGCACGCTACGCCGGAGGCAACCGTAAGCTCCAGACCGATCGCCGATTCAGCGACACAGTCCTTTTCGGCGGTGTCCCGTACAGCGTGAACGAGAGTGCTACGTACGTACGCCGCAGTGAGAACCCTGAGCTTGTTCCCCCGTGGCAAGTGCGCCGCAATCGGCCCGATGAGACCTTCGAGGTGCTCAGTGAACACACGACCGAAGAGGGCGCGGTTGCTGCGCTGACGAGGAGAACGAGATGATGGCACGCCGACTAGACCCATTCGAGCCCGGACTTGAGCTGGAGGAACGCCAAGACCGCATGGGCGGATACGTACTGAAGCTGCGCCGGCAGGTAGGCTCCGTCTTCTGGGGCGAAGACATAACCGTCACCTCACTTCGCTCCTACGACGAGGAATCTGGTATTCTCAAGCTGTTCGCACTGACCGGGCGAAGCCACAAGAAGCTAGACCCAAGTAGAGAGTGCGGGCAATCACGTACCATTCACATCAACGAAATCTTGAAATCAAAACAAGGAGGCCGCATGAGCACTGCAACGAAAGCACCTAAGAAGACCACTGCACCGAAGGCTAAGAAGGCAGCCACACCGAAAGCACCTAAGAGGGCTGATGAAGGCCAAGGCACCAAGACAGATGAGACGCTGGCTACCACCGCCAAGTCTGAGGTTGTGAAGGCTGAGCGTTTTGCTAAGCGGATCGAGGCGCTTGCGATGCGTGAGGCAGGTAAGAAGTTCCAGGAGATCGCCGACCGCTTCGGTTGGGCGAACTCCGGTGTCGCTAACAACGCCGTCCGCCGCGCGAAGGCAGCTCGGGACGGTGTAGAGGCGAAGTAGCTTCACTGGCCGCGTGTGCGCGAGCAGCGGGATCGAATCCTGCCGCGGCCAATACAAAAAAACAACCAAACGAAAGGAACGGTGCTGTGATGAATTACGGTAAGCTCCTGATCGACGGGAGCACGTTCGGCCGCGCACATGCACGGCTCGATATGAAACTCGCAGGGATCGAAGGCGTCGAGCCGGTCGCGCCTCACCTCAAGCTCGTATCGAACGCCGGCTACGCAGACACTCACCCTGAGGACTGGTACGATCGCGAGAAAGCAGCGCTGCGCGACGCCGGACGAGAGCTAACGTAACCGTCAAGGGCCGTGTATACTCTAAGCGTGCTCTAGAGGGCAACCGGCAACTTGCCGAGCATCCTACTGAGCGACCCGTGCGGTGCTGGCGTACAAGACAGCTTGGCGTCAGCAGCCCACGGAACACACCTAAAAATAAAAAGAACAATTGAATAAGGAGGACCGGATGGCAACCGCTAAACCGAACTCTCGCACCCTACAGGAGAGCGAAAACGAACCGCTGCACGTCATGTACTACGGCGACGGCGGGACCGGCAAGTCTTCACACCTATGCTCGCTTGCGAACAACGGGCGTGTGCTGGTCGTGAATGCTGAGAAGGGAATCAAACGACGCGCACTACAGCGCATCGGCATAGCCGTCGAGAACATCGAGGTCTTCCCGGTAGGTGACGAGGAGATCACGTACGAGTCGCTAGAGCGCGAGTGGCTTCGCATACGTGAAGCCCTTCATGCAGACCCGACAGCGTACGTCGGATATCTGTGGGACTCAATGACGCAGATATACAACGTGCTTCTGGAACACGCTAAGGTCGCCGGAGAAGAGTGGGAAGCCCGTACCGGCAAGAAGCGAGATCCGCGTAACGACTTCGGTGACGCAAACGACCAGCTACGGAAGCTGACGCGGAAAGCAATGGACCTCCCTTGCCACTTCGGCGCCAGTGCGCTGGAGCGTCGCGACCAGGACGATGACGGCACCGTTACATACCGTCCGTCGATTCCACCGGGGTTGATGAAGGACACCTATGGATGGTTCGATCTGGTCGCACACACAACCCTAGAGGTGGTAGGCGAGCACGAACAATACCGCGGGCTATTCAAACCCCTCGGCAAGTACCGTGGTAAAGATCGTGAAGGGGTAATGCCGCGAACGGTAGTCAACCCGTCGTTTGATCGAGTCATCGCCTACGCGGAGGAGTCGCTAACAGCAAAGACCGACCCAGTTATGATAACTGCACAAGAGCAAATCAGCGCACAAAAGAAAACCACAACGCAAGAGGAGAAGTAAGTGACACGAGAGGAGCTAGCATGGCTAGCGGGACTCTTAGAGGGTGAGGGCAGTTTCTTTCTTGTGAAAAAGAAGTCTGGTCGCTCCTACCCGAGAGTCTCACTAAACATGACGGACGAGGATGTCATCGAACGAGCCGCGAACTTGTTAGGCCGTGGGTACTATCCTTTTCCAAGGAAGCCTCCTCGCAAGGAACAGTTTGCACTCCAAATCGAAGGGCGCGGTGCGGTAGTTCTCATGGAGGAGATACTTCTTTTTATGGGTTTGCGCCGATCAGCTCAACTCAACGAACTCATCAAATACCATTACGAAAACGCAGCTTACAAACAAAGGAAAGGTGAGCACAATTCCCAAGCTAAACAAAAAACAAGCTAAAGATGTCGGCGACGCTAGCGGGAGCTTTGATCCCCTAGAGGATGGTGTTTATCATGCAAGACTTAGAAGTGTCGAGGTAAGTGATAACGCTGGGCCTTCTGGCAGTTTCTATTGGAAGTGGGAGTTCGAGGTCGTAGAGGAGCCATACGTAAACCGGCGCCTGTGGACGAACACATCACTCGCTGAGGCAGCGGCCTTCAAGCTCAAGGAGATGTTCGACGCGTTCGGTGTAGACAACGACACCGACACGGACGAGCTGTGCGGTCAGGTAGTGCGTCTGGTAGTGTCCACGCGCACGATCCAGGAGGGCTCACGTAAGGGCGAGGCATCCAATCAGATCGACCGCGTGTCGCCGGCCGACGAGTCCTTCGAGGCACCCGAGGCCGAGGCAACAGGTGCCGTCAAAGGAGCGGACGGAGAGGATTTATTCTAAGATAGAGGTACATGGGCAGCCGCAGCGTCGAGTCCTCTCCCCGGTCCCCTCGACGCCCGCCGAGCGTGTTTATAAACGACCCGTAGCCGGGCGCCCACTCTTACTAGAACCTAACGATGGCAAAACCTCTCACAGTCGGCTCGCTCTTTGCGGGGATAGGAGGCTTCGACCTAGGACTTGAGCGGGCCGGTATGAAAACCGCATGGTTCTGTGAGCAAAACACATACTGCCAAAAGGTACTAGCGAAGCATTGGCCTAAAGTACCCTGTTACGATGATGTCTGTGAGATCGGAGCGCACAATGTCAAACCTGTTGATATTCTCGCCGGAGGATTCCCCTGCCAAGATATCTCAACGGCTGGTAAGGGGGCGGGGCTCGCAGGTGCGCGGTCGAGTCTTTGGCGAGAGTTTGCCCGACTCATTGGCGAGCTTCGACCTTCCTACGTCATCGTGGAGAATGTTCCAGCTCTCCGCAGACGGGGCTTGCATCAGGTCCTCCATGACCTCGATGCGTGCGGGTATGATGCGGAGTGGGACGGTATATCCGCTTCGGCCGTTGGCGCCCCTCACCGCCGCGACAGAATCTGGATTGTTGCCTACCACAACAGCGACGATGGGCGATCGTGGGGGGCGAGGGGATTTGCTCCAGGCAGTGAGAGGCAATCTGAGCCCGAGCGGGCACTTCACGTTCCCGTCCCCAACGCAGGCGGACGGAACTGGAGGGCCGGGACGGTCAGCAGCGACGAGGGGTGGTGGGCCTCTGAACCCGACGTGGGTCGAGGGCTTGATGGGTTTTCTCGCTGGCTGGACGGACGTGACCTAAATGCCGATGCCCTACACGGACTGCGGGCCGAAGATTTGCGAGTTCTGCAAAGGCGAGTACAGGCGTCGCCGGCAACAGTCTACGCGGACATTTCAGCGGAGCAAGTTCTGCTCGCTTACCTGCGCCAACTCACGTCGAGATGTGACGGAGGGGACGTTGCGCTGGCGTGCCCGGAAGCTGCGGGGTCCGAAATGCGAGGCATGCGGGACGACACGCAAGCTCCAGGCTCACCATGTCGATCAGGACATAGCGAACAACCATCCGACCAACATCCAGACGCTCTGCAAGGAGTGCCACGACTTCTGGCACGCGACGCAGAGGCGACTTGGCTGGCTTATCGCAGGTCGGATGCCTGCCCTCAACTGGGATGGGAGGACGGCATCGCCAGAGTCGCCGATGGAGTCCCCCACCGGGTACACAGACTTAGGGCTCTCGGCAACAGTCTCGTCCCACAGATCGCCCAGTGGGTCGGTGAGCAGATCGTAGCGTTCGATAATGGCTAAGCTCCGTGACGCTCAAGCGCTGCATAAGCTCGGCTGGCGCGTCGTAGCTGCTCCGCTCGCCGGCAAGTCACCTCTAAACTCGTGGAAGGGTGCGCAGACCGAACCGGCGACTTCGGCCGAGCTAAAGGAGGCGTTTGCGAAGGACAGAAACCTCTTCATCGTTACCGGAGCGATCAGCCGGCTAGCGGTGCTCGACTGTGACGACAAGCAAGCAGAGATCTACTGGCACGAGCGACTCGGAGACGTACTCGACGAAACGACCTGCGTTGCGACCGGCCGCGGGCGCCACTACTACTTTCGTTTAGCTGAGGGTGAGATCCACAAAGGGAGATCGTCCCCCGGCGGAGATAGCGGCAAGTGGGACATACGCGCCGAGGCCGGCGGCGTGATTGCACCGCCTAGTGTTCACGCTGGAGGAAGAGTTTATAGGTGGGGCCAAGGCCGCGGCCCTGACGCCATACAAGACGCTCCAGAGGAGCTGTGGGCCGGTGAGAAGAAGGCGGAGGACAAGCTGAGCGGCCCATCCTCACTGCTCTCACACCTGCTAGCGAACCCGCCGGAGGAAGGCGCGCGAAATAACTGGCTGGCGCGAGTTGCGGGTCACTACGCCGTCGAACTCAAGCACCAAGACGCTTTCGAAGAGACCGTGCGCGGACTCGGGCAGAGTGTCGGACTTGAAGACGAGGAGATCAAGAAGCTAATCGCGTCAATCTGGAACGCCGAGCAAGCCAAGGAGGGCAAAGCCGCGCCAGAGGACGCGCCAGAGGGTGAGGGCGGAGACTGGCGCATCGGACAATGCACAGAATCCTCCGGCTACCTGATGAGTGGCGACACACGCATCCTAACCCAGATTCGCGAACGTGACTCAGACGGCGGCTTTCAGATCGCGTTAGCGCCCTGGCTAGACGCAGACCTACGCGCGATCGGAATCTTCGAAATGCCAGACGAGACGCGACTCTACCACGTCGAGATCCGCACGCCCGGCAAAGTGTACGACGGCGACGTCGGATCGAAGACGCTAGGCGACTCACGCCAGCTAGTCCAGTGGCTTGCAAGCTTTGGCGTCAGCCTATCGGCGCCGGACGGGATCTTCCCCCGCGGTATGGCGTCAGGCGCTCGCCTCGTGCGCTACCTAGAGGCACAGCAGCCGCCCGTACAGCTAGCCGTCGCGGCACTGGGATGGCATGAGGAGTCAGCGGCGTTCATCACCCACGAAGGGCTCCTACGCGCCGACGGTTTCGCGCCGTTTGAGGCCGTTCGCCCCTCTCCGCGCGTAAAGCAGTGGGCACCGTACGTTTACGGCTTAGAGGGCGCCGAGCACTCCGCACAGGCGGTGCTGTCCGAGGTGCTGACCTTCCACGATGAGCGCGTTGCGGCCATCTTCGGTGCGTGGTGGGCAGCCTGCCTACTCAAGCCGCAGATCGCACACGAGTTCTCGCAGTTTCCATTTATGGCCTTGGAGGCGCCTTCAGAGAGCGGAAAGACAATTGGTTACTTTCCCTTGATGTTGGAATTGGCTGGCAATACCCAAGGGAACAGCAACCCCACACGCGCCGCGATGCGCGACTACCTCTCAGCTCATCGCTCCGGGATCGTGTGGGTCGATGACCTAGACAACCTAGACGCACTCGGAGAGCTTATCCGCGGCTCAACCGTCGGCGGGTCCGTGGTAAAGAAGGCGCTCAACCAGTCAGACCAAATCTCCGTTCGGCTTGAGGCTGCGCTGTGTGTCAGCGGTGAGTCGCTGGGCCTACACGGCCAGAAGGCGCTGCTCGACCGCAGCATAGGGCTGGAGGTGCCCTCGCCCGTCGGTAGGCGCTCCCTGCACGGCGACTACTCCCAGTTTCAGGACATCGTAGAGCTGAAACGCAAGCACCCGGCGCTGAGCGACTTCGCCGGCACGTACATGGTGCGTGCGCTAAAGCTAGTACCGGAAATACCCTCTAAGGCTCTCGATCTCCGAGAGGGCGACGGACGGTTGATGGACAAGCTCACAATCATGCGGCTCGGCTGCTGGGTTCTCCGTACGTTGATCGACCGCGATAGCAGCGATTGGATCGAACGCCACGTTGAGGGGTGGGTAGCTGAGCAGCGCGCAGATTACGACCCAACCGACAATAGCCTCACGATGCAGCTACTACCAGCCGCTATCAAGCGCCTGGGGCGCCCCGCACAGCCGCTCGGACCAGATACCAGTAGGTCTAGGCCAGCGAGCCCCGCATTCGTGAGAGCGCACGAGAAAGACTTATGGTTCAACCCGACCACGCTCGCGGAATGGTGGAGCGACATCCACTATGGGCGAATCGACCAGCGCACCGCGTCCTCTGAAGCGCTCCGCCAGCAGGCAAAAGCGATTGGTGCTGGGGGAAAGAAGGGGACAGATCGTCGTTATTTCCCGTACTCGACCGGGTCTGGGGGAGCAAACTTTTGGCGTCTTCCAGACAAGATCGCCGCTCAGGTGCTCAAGCGCGCGGAGGAATAGCTGCCCTTGACAACCAGTCATCTATGACGTAAGCTATATAGCACATACAACAAAGGAGGTTACTGATGGATGTAGTAGCGACGCTGCGAGAGATCGCAGATCAACTAGAGGAGGCGACAGCAAGCGCCGATGTGTTCGTCTTCAACGACAGGGAAGGACCGGTTTCTGCTGCCCGGCACACGAACCCCAACGGTAGCGTAGGCGGGTGGGTCGCTGCAACTGCCACAGTAGCATCATCCGCGTGGGTGCTCGGTAACGCGCGGGTGTACGGTAACGCGTGGGTGCTCGGAGACGTGTGGGTGGACGGTAACGCGCAGGTGTACGGTAACGCGTGGGTGGACGGTAACGCGCAGGTGTACGGTAACGCGAAGGTGCTCGGTGACGCGGGGGTGGACGGTAACGCGAAGGTGCTCGGAGACGCGTGGGTGGACGGTAACGCGAAGGTGCTCGGAGACGCGTGGGTGGGTGGTAACGCGAAGGTGCTCGGAGACGCGTGGGTGGGTGGTAACGCGAAGGTGCTCGGAGACGTGTGGGTGTACGGTAACGCGAAGGTGTTCGGAGACGCGTGGGTGGACGGTGACGCGAAGGTGTACGGTAACGCGCAGGTGTACGGTAACGCGTGGGTGCTCGGAGACGTGTGGGTGGACGGTGACGCGAAGGTGTACGGTAACGCGAAGGTGTACGGTAACGCGTGGGTGCTCGGTAACGCGCAGGTGCTCGGTGACGCGGGGGTGTACGATGACGCGAAGGTGTACGGTAACGCGAAGGTGTACGGTAACGCGTGGGTGTACGGTAACGCGTGGGTGTACGGTAACGCGAAGGTGTACGGTAACGCGTGGGTGTACGGTGACGCGAAGGTGTCTCAATGACTACGTTCCCAACAGACCCAACCGGAGCTGAGTTGGAGATTGTCTATATAGAGCGAGGACGGCAAGCGCAGTTGAAGGCCGAGGGGCGCTTCAGATACACGCTCGCAGACAGGGAGATGCCAGAGCTCGCAAAGCTCGCCTGCATCATAGAGGAGGTTGGTGAGGTGGGTCGCGACGTGCTCGCAAGTGAGGGGCTTGTAACAGACGGGGACACATCTCTAGTAGCACTGCACAAGGAGCTGTGTCAGGTCGCTGCTCTGTCGGTCGCGTGGATGGAGTACCTGACGTTGCTGATGGATTCGGGGCTGGTATGAGTACGCACGTGGTTTCTTATAGTGAGTTGGATGCGATACGTCAATGTAAGTTGAAGAGTTATTTGAGCTATCAGGAGCGGTGGCAGCCTGAGACAATCAGCGCAGCGCTGTCGCGCGGCAAGCTCTTTCATAGCGTGATGGAGGCTTACTACAGCACAAAAGTCGCAACGCATGATGGTGGTGGGGTAATGCAGACCGGAGACCCGTACGCAATACTTGACGCAGCCGACGAAAACGAGGAGACCGAGCTAGTGCGCTGGATGTTCGATGGCTACATAGAGCAATGGGGGGATGACTCGCAGTGGGAGATACTAGCGGTCGAGCAGCGAGTAGAGGATTGGCTGCGGACACCTAACGGGCGGAGGTCTACATTCAAGCTCAAGGGCATCGTAGACCTGCTCGTACGCGATCACTCAGCCGGCGGCGGACTGTGGATCGTAGACCATAAGACGTGCTCCGAACTCCCGAAGCAGAAGGCGCTCGACTTCGATGACCAGTTCGGGATATATATGTGGTTGTTGAAACGGCAAGGGCACGACATCAGAGGCGTGATATACAACGCTTGCCGAACCAAAAAACTGAAGCGTGATATGTCGCTCGACGAGCGCTTCCGACGCGAGTACACGGTCCGAACAGACCGTGAGTTGGAGACGATGGCTGGCGAGGCGCTCCAGACGTTTAGGTCGGCGTATAGGGGACATGTTAGGGGGGCAAAGGGGGGGGACATACTGCCGCCGCGCTCGCCGGATCCGGACAGATGTGGTTGGCGATGCCCCTTTACGGAGTCCTGTCTGATGAGTCGGAAGGGGAGCGACATCCGCGAGCTGCTGACCGAAACCGGCTTCACACAGTCGTACGAGAGGCACTAAATGTCTTTATCGGGCGTTTACATTCAAACGGCGCGAGGACTAAAGAAGAGCAGAGATCCGCAGGGTCGTGCGATGAATCAAGTAGCGCGTGCAATCAAGGAAGGAGAGCTAGCGAGACCCAACATTTGTGATAACTGCGGAGATGCAGATTGGTGGCGTTTGCAGGGAAAAACCGTAAGAATATCAGCGCATCACACCGACTATAGAAAGCCTCTCGATGTTGAGTGGTTGTGTGATCCTTGCCATAGAGCAGCGGACAAGGAGAGGCGTCAGAAAGAACAGAAAGACGTGGATCAGTGGTATGTCCCCCAGTAAGCCGAATTCGCGTTTTTCTGTCCCCATACAGACCCATACATAATATAGAGTTTGTCCCCATTTGTCCCCATGTCCCCCATCAAAATACTATAACGTGAGAATCTTGCTTGTAGTAGTATATAATCATTAGATATTACTACAAGTAGCTTTTACCTACGTAGACGAGCATATCTGCCAAGAAGGGGGACACAATCACGAAATCCCTGCAAATCAGCACTTTATAGGGGGACAATTTTATGATTCATTTTGATGCGCAGGGGGACACCCCTAACGAATCCCCCGCAAATCATGGGTTTTAGAGGGGACACCCCTAAAGGAGATTGAAATGGAAGAGCTCAAACGAGAGTACGAAACCATCGCGTACGATGGTGAGCAAGTCACGGTTGAGATTCCTCGCCAAGAGATCCTACGGCGCCTCAAGCAAGCTCAGAAGTCTCAAGAGAAAGAAGCTAAACGTCAGGCACGAGAAGAGGTAGCGCTGAAGCCGCGAATCCTGAGAGCTTTGAAAGAACACCCTGACGGCCTAAACAAGTCGCAGGTCTACCTTCATGTCGGGTGCTACCCTTCCGGCGGCTCTCTCGCGCTAGCTCAGCTAGAGCAAGCAGGTAAGCTCAGCTTCGAGCAGCGATCAGGTGTCGGAAAAGCTATCATCTGCCGACTAACGGAGGACACGAATGTTTGAGCACAGAGAGCAGAAGCGACCCAAAGACTGTGAAACGCTGCTGAAGCCGCTCGGATCGGGGTGGGGGAACACAAGCGAACTAGCCCGCCAGCTAGGCTGGTCCCGGCGACGAGTACGCAACGCCATACGCGCCATGCGAGCCGACGTAGACCATGAACGAAAGATCGGCGCGCACGGAGTAGAAGAAGACCGCTGGATACTCAAAGATGCGCTGAGATGAAGCCATACTACGAGGACGAGCACGTAACCATATTCTGCGCCGACTGGCACGATGCCGCCGCGGAGTTGAAGGCGCTCCCGATCGACGCGGTAGTTACAGACCCTCCGTACGGGATTGGAGCTGATACGACACAGGCGCTCCGAGCAAACGTGCAAGGCGGAGCGGCGTTGGCCGCCAGCATTGATTACGGAGCCACCGACTGGGATCAGGAGCCGCCAACACCGGAGGACTTCAGACAGCTTCTCAAACTTAGCAAGCAGCACATCTTTTGGGGCGGGAACTACTTCGTGCTCCCGCCGCAATCAGGTTGGCTCGTGTGGGACAAGGAGACAGGAGCAAACACGTACGCTGACTGTGAGCTAGCATGGACCGATCTACCGATGGCGGTGCGACTCATAAAACATGAGTGGAAGGGAATGTTCAAGAAGAATCGCAAGGAAGAACGCTTCCACCCGACACAGAAGCCACTAGAAGTTATGCTCTGGACGCTGAAATTTCTAGCTGACGACACTCGCATGGTCTGTGACCCTTACATGGGGAGCGGCACAACTCTACGCGCCGCGAAGGATTTAGGAATGCGTGCTGTCGGTGTAGAGCGTGAAGAGAAGTACTGCGAGGTAGCGGCCAGGCGCCTTGGGCAAGGTAATCTTTTCTGAGGAGGTACGGAATGAATATCATTGAAGGCGACTGTTTAGAAGTAATGCAGAAGATGGAGGCTGAAAGCGTTGACGCCGTAATCACCGACCCGCCGTACGGCATGGCCTACCAATCGAACTATCGAACTGCCACGCCACAGTTCGACGCAATCGACAACGATGCAGTCTTTGACCCAGAGTGGCAGTTAGCGTGGATGAAGCAGTGCTATCGACTGCTGAAGAACGACAGGCACTTCTACGCCTTCTGCAACGACTTACACCTTGGTGAGTTCAGGTCAACTTGTGCAGAGGCAGGCTTCACGGTAAAGCGCACAATCGTTTGGGTGAAGGATGCGTCAGGGATGGGGGACCTCACCGGGGACTATGCTCATTTCACTGAGTTTTGTGTGTTCGCACATAAGGGCACACGTGATCTCATGAATGGGCGCCCGTCAAATGTCATCGAGGCCCGTCGTGTAGCTCCAGGACAGATGGTTCACCCAACCGAGAAGCCGATCCGTGTACTGCGACCGCTGATCACCAACAGCACTGAGGTAGGCGAGACGATCCTAGACCCATTCGCCGGATCAGGCTCGCTGGGAGTCGCAGCTAAAGAAGAGAACCGCGAGGTGGTGCTCATCGAGAAAGAGAAAAAGTACGTGGAGATAATTGAGGGCCGACTCGCGCAGGGTAAGCTATTCTAATGGAACAGAAGTACGACTGGGAGGGACTAGCGGCCGCTGACGTAGTAGCTGTGGACTGCGAGAGCAACGGATTATTTCCAGATGACGGAGCGCGCGTCTCGTGCGTAGCCTGCGCCTGGGAGGGCGGGAGCCTCGCGTTACCCTTCGATCAAGGTGACCGCGACAAGGAAGAGAAACAAACGGGTCAGTTCACTTTCGAGGACACCGAAGAGGACCCTAATCTCGACGAGCACGAGTGGAAACAGCTGCTGTGGTTACTCCGCAGCAAACGACTCGTGTTCCACAATGCCGGCTTCGATCTGATTATGCTCGCAGCCGGAACCCGACATTGGAAAGGGGCCGATTTAGGTGACATGCTCCATTGGGACACGATGATCGCGCACCGCATACTCAGACCCAACAGCTCAGCCGGACTAGACAACGCCGCACGAGAGCTAGGAGTAGGAGGAAAGCAAGGATTAGATGAGGTAAAGGATTGGCTACGAACAGCGAAAAAGCCGAAGGGACGCTACGACCTAGCGCCCTGGCATGTTATTGAGCCGTATGTGCGAGGGGACGCTGAGACAACACTGGCGCTGTACGAAGAACAGGTACGCCACTTCAAGGAGGATCCAGCCATCGAGCGAGAGCGTCGCCTGCGAGAGTGCCGGCGCGAGTTCGACCTAGCGGTGGTGCTGATGAGAATGGAGCAGCGCGGGCTAGGCTACGACGCCGAGCGATCCCTGTTGGCAGCTGAGGAGATGGAACAAAAGTGCGCTGACATTGTCGCGCGCCTACCCTTCAAACTAACGCCAGCCGGCGCCAGAGGATACTTTCTAGAGCAAGGGCTAACAGTTGACCGCACGACCCCAAAGGGAGCCCCGTCGATCGACAAAGAGCAGATCCGCGACTGGGCAGAGGAAGGCGCCCAGTGGGCTGCCGAGTACCGCGATGCAACCAAAGCCAAACGCGCAGCCTCAATGTGGTATCGGGGATATGCAGAGAAGCTCGGGGAGGACGGGAGGCTCCGGTGCCGCTACCGACAAACGAAGCAACGAGATGACGGTGGTGATAGTGGATCAAGGGCAGGGCGGCTGTCGGCCGAGCGCGTAAACCTGCAAGCAATGCCCAAAGGCGACAAGATCGAGGAGGGGATGGTCGGCGTTCGGGAACTGCTACTCGCTAAGAAGGGATGCAGTTTGATTTCGCTGGACATGTCACAGGCCGAGCTTCGGTGCGCCGCAAAGTACAGTGAGTGTGAGAAGATGCTGACGATGCTAAACGAGGGAGTTGACTTCCACGGCAAAGCAACCGAAGACGTAATGCACGTAGGGCGCGACCATCCCGAATGGAAGCTCAAGCGAGACATCGGTAAGAAGCTGACCTTCGGCGCGATCTTCGGTATCGGCGGTGAGAGCTTTCAAGCACTACTCACACGGGAAACAGACCTTCAACTAGAGGTAGCGGAGTGTGACCGTTTGGTTGCAGACTGGCGTCGAACATATCCCGAGATCATGGCCGCTTACAGGCGAGCCGAGCGCGTGTTCCGTGAGCGTGGATACGTGAGAATACTGCCAGGGACCGAGTACGAGAGCAAGTCGTATCTCGCTGACGGGGATTGGCCGCATACCGGGTGGAACCGAATGGTGCAAGGGTCGCTGGCAGCGTGGCTCCGGTTGTGGTTAGTTGAAATCGAGCGCGAGGTGCCAGGCGCACTCGTACTGACCGTACATGATAGTGTGGTGCTTGAGCTCCCTAAACGCACCGCGAAAAAAACAGCTCAAAAGGTGGCTGATAAAGCCGCCGAGCGAGCAAGTGCCTTATTCGATACTCCGATGACTGTGGATCTGGAGGTGTACGTGAAATGAAATGCGTTATCGCAGTAGATCCCGGGGGAGCGCACGTAGGCGTCGCGACCTGGCATGGGGGAGAGGAGATCGACGCTACAGAGATCGATGCCGAGATGTGGTTGCCTCTATTTAGGCGGATGATAAAGAGCGCCGACGTAGTGATAATCGAGAAGTTTGTCCTATATCCAGGAAAGGCTTCAGCGCAATCATGGTCTCCAATGACGACGAGTGAAATGATCGGGGCGATGCGCTGGATAGCGGCCGAGGCAACGGTGGAAGTCGTAATGCAAGGTGCTGACATCAAGAACCCAACACGCCGGCAATGCAAGGCGCGACACATTCAGTGGAAGGACAATAAGAGCGGACACGCTTCTGACGCTCTCTTACATCTCCAATACTACTTGACCCGAAACGAACTACAGGAGGTAGTATGAAGTCGGAGTACGACACATGTCCGCGATGCAAAGGGCGAAAGCTCGTGCGGTCGCGGCTGTGCGTACATTGCAAAGACGCGGGCGCTGCAAGCAACGCTTGGAAAGGAGGCAAGCCGCCGTGTCCTCGCTGTGGTGGTCCGAAGTTTAGATCGTCTAAACAATGCAGAAAATGTGGGGGCACAAAATACGATGACGAGCAGCACCTAACCGCAGCAGAGAAGATGCGTGCGTATCGACAGACCCCAAAAGGTGCCGCGGTTATTCGAAACGCGAACCTCAAATCTACGCACGGTATAACTGTGCTAGAGTACGACGCGATGGTTGAGGCGCAGGGCGGCGTATGCGCTGCCTGCAATCTCCCCGAGACACATCGCAACCAGCACGGACCTGTACGACTTGCAGTAGATCACAACCACGAAACAGGAGCTATTCGCGGGCTACTATGCCAGCGATGTAATACCTCTCTAGGGCTCCTATCCGATTCACCCGAGCGGATTCGTGGTTTACTTCTATACCTAGAGAACCAGGAGGTGATGCCTTATGCCCAGTAAACCAACGAAACACGGTTATCTGTGCGGTAGATCGGCCCTATGACACACATTCCACACTTCAATTTCCCGCTGTTTCACGCAGCAGCAAAAGAGCTACGGAAACGAGGCTGGGAAATAACCTCACCCGCAGAGCTCGACTCACCAGAAGCGAAAAAAGCAGCCGAAGAGTCCCTAACCGGCGACGCCTCACACTACGCAGCAAACGACAGTTGGGGAGACCTACTAGCCCGCGACGTAAAGCTCATCGCAGACGGAGCAATCGACGCGATCATCTGCCTACCAGGGTGGGAACGCTCACGCGGCGGAAAACTAGAGACATACGTTGCCCGTTTATGCGGGCTGCCGCTACTCGAATACCCGACGCTGGACGAGATCCACGCAAACCGCATCGACCACGCCCACGGACATGAGGAGGCAAGTTACAAACACCTAACCGATCGAACAAAAGAAATACAAGAAATGGAGTTCGTACCAGATACATACCGAGACGATCCTCACGAGATAAGGGTCACAGACCCAAAGACAGGCGGCCAGAAGGGGAGCAAGATTCAACGCTATGACTTGCTTCCTTGGGATCAACTTGATAAGCTAGCTGAACTGTATGGGTGCGGCGCAGAAAAGTACGAGCCGAGAAATTGGGAGCTTGGGTATGCGTGGTCTCTCTCCTTCGCTTCAGCACACCGACACATGAAGATGTTTTGGCAAGATCACGAGTCGCTTGATTCCGAAACAAAATGTCACCATCTAGCGTCGGCTATCTTTCACCTCCTAGCGCTAATGCGTTTTGAGGAGCAGTACCCGGAGAAAGACGATCGCAGTGTATCCCTCTAGACTACCTAAACACGACCTTGCAAAGCTCCGCGGCAAGCGAATGAAAGATATGACCAGAGGGGAACGTATCTCAGCGGTAAAGCAAGGCATATTTCCTCCAGTTCGCTCAGAGCGAGAGCGACAACTTCGCTCGCGCTACGGGTTGAC